GTACCTAGTACCTAGTACCTAGTACCTAGTACCTAGTACCTAGTACCTAGTACCTAGTACCTAGTACCTAGTACCTAGTACCTAGTACCTAGGCTAGGTTATTTTTGACAAAATCCCGAAACCCCGTACAATGGGTAAAAGCGAAAAGCCGTTGGTTCACCGCCAACGGCTTTTCTAAGCGTTCCAGACACCGCACTGCCCAGAAAGCCATAGCTACATGATACACTGTGACCAAGATCCCGTCAACAAACTGGTCATTCCTGTTCCCAAAAATTCTAATATCCAAGGGGAATGGGCCGACGAAGTAGCCCGCCTTGCTTGGTGGCTAATGTGCATGACGGCTTCTCGTGATGCGTACATAGACTACAGGCATTACGTACCCCTTAGCTACAACCAATTGCATTATACTTATGGCGGAAATTACGCCCATAAAGCCAAACAGGCGGCCAGAGAACATAGCCACCTGTTTGACTTCAACGATAGGTATTCCAATGAGCCTGGATCGTCTTTTTCTCAGTCCATCCGTTTCCAGCCTGAATACCTGAGCGGCGAAGCCGACTACCACACCCTGAGCCGAAAACCCCGTAGCTCTCCATTCAACTTCAACTTGGACCCAATTTCCAAGGAACTCTATTCCCGGTTTGCTTCTGTGTGGCTTCCTGATTGCCTGGATTTTGGTAACCCATGGCAAATGTTCACCGCGTCCAGGATTCGCCAAAAGAATTGGTTTGCCCTACGCTGTGACTTTGGCAGGTTCCATAGCAACTTTACCAACTGCAAACATCGCCACTACCTACAGTCCCGGTGGCCGTTGACGGCCATTGATGTACAATGCTGCCAGCCTGCGTTACTCGGGCTATTAGCCAAGCGAAGATTCCCCGGCCCTGATGCCCTGGAATGGGAAAGCCTATGTCAACGGGGTGTTCTGTACGAGGAATTCGGCAACGAAATTGGGGTTAATGATCGTGCTACGATCAAGAACTCCGTAATCAAAACCATTTTCGACCGTGTGTGGGCTATGGAAAAGTGCCCCTACTTCCAGGTAATCGAATGCAGATGGCCCAGCGTGGCTTCCTACTTGCGGCAACGCAAGGTCGAAGGAGGATATCAGCGTGTGGCCCACGATATGCAATCACTTGAATCTCTAATAATGATCGACGGTGTTGCCGCAACGATAACCAAAGACTACAAGGGAATTCCTGTGATTACTTGCCATGATGAAGTCATGGTGCCTATAAACAAAGTGGATTATGTTCGCCGGGTGATGGTGGCCCGTTTCAAAAAGGCCGGGATAGTCGTTTCATTAAAGGAGAAACCAAATCAATGAGAGCCAAGAAAAGATTTGAAAAAACATTTCCCACGTTAGGTATTTTGTGTAGAATACTTCGGACGGGCAAGCAAAAGGTCCGGGCGAAACTTTCGAGCATGACGAACAGCGTCGATTTGCGACCGGCGCGGCCAGGAGCGGTAATCCTGGGTTTCCATTTTACTTTAGGGGAAAATTATGAAGTTGGAGTACAACGAAGATAGCGGCGAGTACGAGGTCGATAAATGGACCGCTGCCTGCGTCCTGGGCCCCGTCGCCCTGGTACACATCAGGAGCGGGAAGACGTTTCGGTGCGGGGTGTTACACAACGGCGTGATCCGGGAAGTAAAAACAGGCAGCCGGGAAAAGCTTTCCGGGCCGTGGGTAGCAACATCGAAAGGGTGGAAGTTAGAAGAATGAAACCAGAAAGAAACGCACACAAAGAAATCATCAGGCACCTGGAGGACAATGATGCCGTCGTTTTACAACCACTTGGCAAGGAATAGCGTAGCGACATCCAAGTGGTTTGCTATAAGTGCCATTGCAAGATACATGGCGTAGATGAGTTCAAGAAATTCTAGCAATTTCTCCCCACAAGGGCCGGTTCCCGGCGTATACTGATAGCAAGTTAGCTCCTAGCCAGACAAGTTGAGGCAGGGCAACTTAGGTTCCGTGGCTGAATAACTAACGGATTGCAGGGTAAGGCAAGGGGAGCGGGCGGCAGTCGCCGAAAGCCCCTGGGGGATGACCAGATGGTTGAAAGCCGGATGTCTAACAACGGCCCCCGTTGCAGGTAGCCAGTCCTGCCGGAACCTTTTCGTATTTTAACGACTTTTCATAAGTGGGAAAACTGCCAAATGAACGAAGAAACAAAAGACCTACTGCTCAAATACCTGCAAGCAGGTGCCGAACGCATTGAACGCGGTTCCGCGTTTGTGGAATCTGAGATTCCGCTTGTGGTGACCGAGTACCTGAACTGGTATTGGGCAGCTACCCTGTTCTGCGTAATACTAGGTGCGGTACTGCTTGTCAGTTCATTTGTACTGGCTTACTTTGTACCAAGCACCCTCAAAAGAGCCGAAAACAACTACGAATGGGGAGACGAGATACTCGTCGCGGGCATATTCCAAGTTCTGTTTGCGATAGGTCTGTGCGTCGCAGGTGTCATTATCTTGGGAGAGAACACCTACAAGTTGGTCAAAGTCTCGGTTGCACCGAGAGTGGTCCTACTGGAAAAGATTGCGGAGATTGCCAAGTGAGCAAGCTATATGTTACCCTTCTGGGCGGCCTTGCGAATACCGCAATACAATTCGCAGCCGCTACGCGGCTGGCACAGCCAATAGGAGCAGAGGTCGTATGCGACCTTAGCTTCCTGAAGTCACACCAAGACAAGAACAGTGGCATTACCCCTCGCCAATTCGAGCTAAACACCCTTCTGCGGGTTCCCGCAGCTACGGTGGACCAAGTTCCACCAGAAGCGATATCGCTCGAATGGGAGGCATCTAGCGTGCCTAATGACGGTAAGGACTATGTTGTGCAGGGCTACTGGCAGCGACTCGCTGCATTGCCTAGTTACGAGGACTTACGGTTCATGTTCACTACATCTAAAATGATAGGTGACACCGCATGGATGGGATTTAGCACTTTCCTACATAAGCTATCATTCGAAGCAATAGGTATCCATGTCCGCCGGGGCGACTACATCACCCAACCGAACGCATTCGCGTTCCACGGGGTCATGGGCGTAGACTACTACAAGGAAGCGATCTCGCTTCTAAGGGGCAAAAATGGAGGTTTGGGAGCCTCTGAGCAGTTGGTCGTTTACAGCGACGATGTACCTTGGTGCAAAGAGCATTTGGTGCCTGAGTTAGGCTTCAAGGATGCGCTGTATGCCGAGGACTATATTTCGGATGCAGCTACCCAGCTTTACAGCATGGCTTATGTGCCTTACTTTGCTATCGGAAACAGTAGTTTCAGTTGGCTCGGAAGACTCCGAGCTATGGGGTATGGGCAGAAGAATACTGCCTACCCCACAAAATGGTTCACTTCGGGGCTCCCGGAAAATATGATGCCTGCGGAATGGCATGGGATCTAGCAGTAATGGCCAGGAAAACCAACAAAACTACGCTCCTGCCCAGCAAGCGGGCAAAGAGCGAGATACTATCAGCCGCCAAGAGCCTTGGGGTCCACATGACCTACGCTGCCGTAACCCAAATGACGGGCTACGCACCGTCTGTGGTGCGGGACGCACTCAAAAGCTATAGGAAGCCTCTGCCTAACGGGCGACCGCCCGTTGCAGCAATCACTAAGCCTAAGTTCATTGAGGAGATAGAGAAGACTACCGGGCTCAAGGGACTGAGGATCTCAGTCAAGATACTGGTGGAGGAGTGGTATCTGCTTTCGGAAAATAACTTCCCGGTTGCGAAAGCCATCGGATATGGTAACTTAGCACAATCTATTCGGCTTTTGCCGAATCCTGTGGCTATGTTCCAAGGCATCACAGAGTCAGAAATTCAATCACGCCGAAAGGCAAGAATCAAAGCAAAGAAAAAGCATGAAAGTAAATAGCGACCACAAAGCAGTAGCCGAGCGACTAGGTGAAGGGGTATTCTTTGATCCTCGACGTGGTGTGTTTTCATTACTCGTTAACAAACACCACTGGGAGATTATCCTACTCGAAGATAATTGGGGCGGAGTACAACGGTACAATCTGTTGGCTCTTGATGAAAAGTACCTAATCAAGCTATCGAAAGATAAAGAAGACATAAAGACAATGCTGAAGATATGGAAAGCACATCAAGAGGGCGTTGTCAAGCTTGGGCGTTGCACGCCCTCTGCTTGCTGTCCGTCGCACGCTGCTCAACAGCAAATCGACCTGGAAACTGAGGAGTGCCCTGTTACTATGCTCGCTGTCAGCCTTATCGAGGCACGCGAAGTTGCTGACGAGGAATCTGTTACTGGGTTCTTTACTGACGATAAGAACAATGATATGTACAAGGTAGTCATTCAGTATATCGGGAACCGATCCAATGACTAAGAAACCCAAAGAACCATTGATGGTTCCCTATGTCGAGTGCGAAGGGGTGCGGGAGTACATTACCGACAACGGGCCGTACATCGACCTAGAGGAACGTAGCATGTTCTACCACAACTTTCCAATTCGGAGATCATTACCACTAAAATACGAACCAGCAACCGAGTTCGAGGATACCCTAGTCCTAGTGGACACTGAGCGGGGCCAGTCAGCGGCTAGGCTCGTGGTCCATAGTGTCACTAACGGGAACCGTTACCAGATGTTCTTCGCTGACTTCGTTAAGATGCTCAAGCAGATTGACATGCACAAGGGTATCTTTGTTGGTAGGTTCATTCCATGCAAGAGAGGAAGCAACTACGCTATCCAGTGGTTGGGGAGACCGAATGAATAATGCCACTATCTGCCTAGGCACTAGGTACTAGGTACTAGGTACTAGGTACTAGGTACTAGGTACTAGGTACTAGGCCAAGGGAGGGAACCCTCCAAGGGCCCGGTCTGGGCCAATCGTCCCTGGAAGACGTATATGCCCGATGTCCTAGAGACTACAGCTACGGTAGAATATGTGCCACAGCCCGATCTGTTCATGGCAATCAGTAAGGGATGGCACGGCTTCGCGTCCGTTAGCGGGGTCGTCGGGGACCGACGTTTCGTACAGGATGCTGTGATTATAAGATGGGCAGAGGATAGTTTGACCTTCAGATTGATCGGGGAACCCCGATGGAAAGCGATTGCCGATGAGCAAAGTACAAGAGATTAAGCTAGTCGAAGTCTATGCCGATGACTGGGCTGGCATGTATGCCAATGGGGAACTCATCAACGAGGGGCACAGCCTGCGGTTGTGTGACATGATCGAGTGGCTATGCGACAAGGGACCAGTACATATCGTTTCGTATGCTTGCCGCCCTGCCAACGATAGTTGGCTATGCGACAGAGGCAGGTTGCCAGTGAAACTGGCCGATGTTTCCTATGATGAAGACTGGAGCATCTCTAGCGATGAGTGACCTAGGACCACAGAAAAGCCCTACATCTAGTGCTAGGCTACTAGCCCAAATGAAATCAACCACAGTCCAATGGACCCACCTATTGCCCTGCCCGTTCTGCGGCGGCGAAGCCGTCCCCTGTTACCAGAGAGATGATATCGGGGACTGGAAAGTAGAGTGTACGGGCTGTGGGGCAGTCTCCTGCCCCGATGGGATGCGGTACGATAGAGACGTGGCTATTGCTGACTGGAATCGCCGAGCCTAGAACCTATCTAGCATCGCCCCAACCAAAGGATGGCGTACTATATCAGCTTTAGTGAACTCGAACACAGCGACTCCCGGTAATCCACGTAATTTTTCCGCCACTTGAAGCAGACCGCTATCGTTTACGTCCACTTGATCCGTGTCGCCACTAATGATTAACTTCGCCTTTTCACCAAGGCGAGTTAGATACAGTTTAAGTTGGGGCACGTTACAGTTCTGGGCTTCGTCCAATAGTCCCACACAATGGTCTAAGGTGATGCCCCGCATAAAGGCAAGCGGGATTACGTCTATCTCCGGCTCTTTAGGGGATATCTTCCGCATGATATCTGTCATAGGACGCATAAACGGAGCCGTTTTATCCTCTATCGACCCTTTTAGCCAGCCGGTAGACTCCGTGCTTTGGATAAGAGGGCGGGTCATAACCACGCGACCAAATTCTCCGCGTTGCACTGCATCTAACGCCCAAGAAGTAGCTACAAACGTCTTTGCGCTGCCTGGGGGGCCGAGCACAAAAATCACAGTATTCTGCCCTATTATGTCCCACAGCCTGGATTGGGCCTCATTTTTTGGCTTAAACCTTCTTGGCATGCCCTGAAAAGCTTCGGAGTCCTGACTTGTTGCACGCTTTCGTCTCGCCATAGCATTACTATTCCTTGTTGGACAGTTTACACAGAAAAACATATACTTTTCTGTGTCGTAGTGTATAATAGGTAGATGCCTAGTGGTCGTCTCCACTAGGCATCTACTAACCCTAACGACAGGATAAATGTCATCATGGCTAACCATAGTATACACCATTCCATCAGAATCGACACAGACTTTACCCCTATCACAAGCGGGAGACTGTCTTCTATTGGTCCTATTTTCTGGGTAAGGCAGCCTAACGGGACACCAATACCCAGAATTGTCTGCGAATGTAGTTGTGGTAACGTACACGTAGCTAGGTACTACGAAGTCGCTAACGGCAAGGCAAGGAGTTGTGGGTGCCTAACACGAGAGGCAACAGCCCAGCGAAATAGAGACAATGCCAAACACGGCGAAGCCACAAATAACGGAACAAAGGAGTATCGCGCATGGAGAAGGATGATTTTTAGCTGCTACAACGAAAATGCAAAAGAGTACCACAACTACGGAGGAAGGGGGATTGTAGTCTGTAGTGAATGGCTAGACCCCCAAACAGGGTTCACCTACTTCTTGTCGTGCGTAGGACGGGCACCGTCCGCTAGACACTCAATCGACCGCAAAGACGTAAACGGTAACTATTGCCCCGAAAATTGCCGGTGGGCTACACCAGAAGAGCAGGGCAGAAACAGACGTAACAATCGGCTACTTACTGCTTTTGGCGAGACTAAGCCGCTAGTTGCGTTTGCTGAACAGTTTCAAGTTTGCCCGAATGCAGTAGCTTGGCGATTAGGTAGGGGATGGAGTGCCGAGGATGCCCTGGCTAAGCCAATGCAGAAGAAAACCAAGTTTATTGCCGGGTTATCTAAGATGGCGAAAGAACACGGTATTGATGATGGCACGGTAAGGAATCGGATAAGCCGTGGATGGGATTTAGAGACAGCACTAAAAACCCCATTGAAGTACACGAAAAAGAAAACCTAGTCCTCGTCACCCTATCCTGCGGTAAAGTCCTCGTATAATCGATACACCTGCCGGTACGCAGACCAAAAACCGTCGCCGTGTTCAACCGCGTCAAAATTCCATGAAATTGCATGTGAAATTTCATGGCAGAGCAGAAAAGCCGCCAAATCAGGCTTGACATCTCTATCGATGGTTATGATATACGTGCCCGATTCGGCTTGCAGGTGTGTCGTAGCAAATGCGTCGGCTAGCCGACCGCGAATAATCCGATACTTGAGATTAGGGTAATGCTTGCGGATTCTACGGGATAACTGGGCTACGATGTTTGAGGGCATCAGAGGTCCATTGGGATAAAAATAGGATGGCCGTCGATGACAACACCACAGCCCACCATAGGCTTGCTAGTGAACTTCTGCCCGTATTCAAACTGTAGTAGCTTATGGTCCATCCCTGTTCCCACGTTCATTCCGAAGACCCTAGCGTTACCGTTGCACGTCCACCATACGCCTGCCTCGGCGTGACAGTGGCCGCTACATATAGACTGGAAACGGGCTCTGGATGTCTTAACGGCAGCAAACTGCCCAGATTTCCCAGCATCCCCGTGCTCATACCGCACGTCGTCGATCTCGACGTACCCGAATCGTGGAACGATTTCCCAGCTTGGGACAAACCACATTTGCTTGTAGTCCTTAATCCATTCAGGCAGAAGGCCCGCAGAAGTCGCTTGTCTCTCTGTTAATGCGTCATGGTTCCCGAGACATAGGGTTACCTTGGGAAATCGCTTGTAAAGCTCCAGCACTTGCTTCTTGGCTTTCTTGTATTCCTCACTAGCACTAGAGAGACCTGGATGTTTGTCATGGTAAGAAATCGCAGCATTATCGACATTATCGCCGATATGAATGACCTTGTTGCATTTGTAGGTCTTTTCGACCTTGGACAAAAACGCAGGATATTTTGAAAGCATTCCGGGACAATGCGTGTCACCTATGACCAAAACTCTTGCCATAAAATTTTCCCTTTTTGTTTGGATAGCCCTTGTCGTCGGTGTAACCGACGCTATGATTACACCGAAGTCGGAACCTTAACCACCAATTTTTGGAGCAATCATGCAAAGTACCATCAATGTAACACCTGAACTCGATGCCGCTTTTGACGGTAATGCAAAGTACGCCATCAAGATTCTAGCACAAGCCGCAAGAAACAGTGCGTTTTTGGGCGATACCGAGGAATTATTCCAAGAATTTTACTTGTTTTACACCCGTAAACGGGTGAAGTACGACCCTAGCCGGGGCAAGCCCACGACCTTTATTTTCCAAGTTGCTCGGTCTTTCCTGTTCACCAAACGCCGTTCATCGTTCACGATGCCAAAATTAGTACAAAAAGAGGCAGATGTCTTTCGTTCCAGTGTATCATTGGATGCAGATGAGCAAAGTCTTGTAGACGCTGCTCTTGGAGCACAGGGCCGTTATACGGCCAAGTCGCTTGCGAAGCAAGTAGGTCGATCAGAACGAGAGGTCATGCGTGACCTTGAGTCGATCAGAGAGAAGCACACAAGGGCGGCTGGCCGCCGAGTAGTTGTGAGGAACTAATGGTCTCAGGAATCCCAGAAGGCTTTGAGTTAATCAGGATCGGGTATCCCGATCACGGGGAACTGTATTTGAGATCGATGGGTGAGGTCATGCAGCATGACTACAATAGCCCTATGATGCTTTGCCCTGTGGCTATCCTGCGGAAGATTGAAAACAATTGGAAGCGATTGACCTTGGGTGCATGGGACGGGGTTCCCCGTCCTGCTAGGTTTAGGCTGACTAGACATGATCCTTGGGTATACGACGTTGTGGTGGACCATCGCCCGTTTGCGGGCTGGCGGTCCCAGAGTGGTTTATGGTTCAAACATTGTGAGGTACAATATGGCAAAAAAGAAAATGGTTAAGGTCGAGATGGAATTACCCCGGATACAGGGCTTTGAGTATACGGGCGAGTATCGGACACCGAAAGTGGGCGAGGCGTACTTGTACGATCCAGACGACGCCGAGGTAATAACAGCAGTCCACCTTATCACAGCAGAGTACCCAATCATGCGTAAGGCAGAAGTTTGGCGAGAAGCTCGCCCATCGGACCTAGATAATGGTCCAGTAGTCTGTCGCTACAGCGACGACTCTCTGGACATTGAGACCAACCCAGAAATCGGCTTCTTGGTTGGGTACGATGCTTGCCGAGGAACGGAATATCCGTTCGCTGTGGCGGAGGAAGAGGATTCGGATGAGCCCGATGGGTACTATCGCTATTGCCAAGTGAAGGATAATGCGTAAAACGCCCCTGCCCCACCAAGTAGAAGCTTTTGAGTTTGCTAAGGCAAATGATGGAAGGATCTTAAATTCTTCGGTTCCTGGTCTTGGCAAGACGCTCTCTACTATCATGTACATGGAGTACCTTGACAAATGGCCCATGCTGGTGGTCTGTCCGCCTGCGGTCAAAGGGGCATGGAAGAAAGAGTTTCAGGAGTTCACAGGACACAAGGCAGTCATAGTTGATGGTCAAGCACCCTACGAGGGTGAAATGACCCACCAGTTGGCTATTATCAACTATGACATCCTGCACCACCAGAAGGAATGGCTGCTGGAACAGCAGTTTTCTTTGGTGGTGTTTGATGAATGTGACACTTTAGCCAACAAGGCAACCAAATGGACAGCAGCAGCTATGACCATCGGCAAGCATTGCCCAAGGGTCATGGGGCTCAGCGGTACTCCGATAGCTAACCGCCCCGCCTGTTTCTACCCAATGCTCCACATGATTCGACCGGACCTTTTCCCCGATGAACGGGAGTACCTATGGCGATACTGTTCGCCCACGTACCACGAGCGTTTCGGCTGGCAATACAAAGGTGCTTGCCACCTGCCCGAGTTACACGAACGGCTAAAGCCGTTTATGCTCCGAAGGGACAAGTCCATACTGAACCTGCCCAAGCAGACTGTCAGCATCGAGACTATTGCGATGGACGACCGGGAGACCTACGACGTACTCCACAAAAAGTACGTTGGGGCTATTAGGGATCATGGACTATTCCGCACCAAGGGAGCGGACAAGTTATCCCTACTAACTAATCTACTTATGCTGGTTGCTAGATGCAAGGCAAGAGCTACAGTTATGTGGATTCGCAAGTTCCTTGCGGAGAATCCTAATGAGAAGCTAATAGTCTTCGCAATCCATACCAAGTTTATTGATGTCATTCAGCGGCGAGCCGCTGCCGAAGACGAGTCCATAGTCATTAACGGTTCAGTCTCCGCCGCGAAGCGGACTAAACTGATTGAGCAGTTCCAGAACGATCCCCAGAAAAAACTAGCTATATGCCAAATTAAGGCCGCTGGTGCAGGGATCACTCTGACAGCAGCGACCACTACCGTAGTCGCAGAGCTACCCTGGACCAGCAGAGCGGTCGAGCAGTTGAATGCCCGGAACCACCGGATAGGACAAGACCGGGATACCCGGACCATATTTCTTTTGACCGAGAACACTATTGAGGAGAAGCTATGCAAGGCGATAGAGATGAAGGCGGGGATAGCAGCAGCAGTGATCGACGGCAAGCCGACGCACGACCTACCGTTGATGACGATGCTGGAAGAGTCCTTAATGCAGTAACAGCCAAGACCGCTAGCGAAGTCGAAGACTTCCACCAGAAAATAGATGAATCTTTCCAAAAGTACGTCGCATGTTACGATTTCCCTGTAGAATGGGTGTTGTCGTACCTGAAGGTATACGCTATGCGAGAGGGGCTCGATATCGCTGACCGATTACATCGGTTCCGATCTAGGCGTAAGACTGGGATTCTGGAAGAACTGAAAACAATGGACCATGAGGTATAATGATGACAGAAATAGTCAAAAAGTGGAAGATCGAAGACAACCTGAATGCCACCCTACCGGGTGCCTATGTTATGTACTTTTGGCGAGACGAGTATCAGCGATGGGAACGTAAGTTCACCGGGTCGCTGAGCGACTGCTATGCCTACCGACAGCTAACTGTTCTGGGTGATGTTGACTTGGATTTAATGTAAGGGAATTGATATGAAATACTTACTGGCTTTCTTGTTCATAGCATCGCAAGCGATGGCGGTAGACCCAGAACGCAATGGTGTCTTTCGCATCCGAACCCCCGAGCAGAGCCAAGGCACTGCCTTTGCCATCGAGCAGATAGGCGATAAGGTTTACCTAGGAACCGCTGCCCATGTCGTTTTAATGGACAATGGTATGATGTTCCAGGGTAACTCCTACACTTTGGAGAATGACACGATCAAGGACATGCCCAATGCCAAGGTGTCCGCTGTGGACGTTAAGGCAGATGTCGCAGTCATCCAGTGTACCACTAGCAAGCGGTTTGAACTGCTTGCTTTGGTCGATGTAGCCGAGGATCTACGAGTAGATAAGATTGGCTTCAGCTATCAGCCCAGTAACGTGAAAGTCACGTTCTACGGGTTCGGTAGCGGAAATTGGCTAGAAACTTCTGGAAAAGTGTCCTTTGCTGCCAAAGACAGTGTATACTCAGATAGCTCTGTGGCTCCAGGACAGAGCGGCGGTCCCGCCGTTATAGACACAGGGATTATTGGCGTGGTGTCAGGAGGGTCCGAGTGGCATAAAGCCACAGAGGACCAAGAGCGTAATGTCACATGGCCTGCGAGGGCGGGGTCCGCCCGTAGGCTCAAAGAACTATTGGAATGGGCGAAGAAACAATGATACTGACCTGCAAACTAATACTCACGGGACTAGGTACTCTGGCAATTTTTGCCGGTGTCTACACTTTCGTCGTAAACGACGGCCCGCTACATGATTTCACTCTTGGTCTTTGCATAGGCTCAGCAGTTAGCTGGGGCATCGAAACCGTTTACTCAGCATGGAAAAAGCGACCCTAACCATGTTCCAACATCTCCGCCAAGAAAACAAATCACGCCTCGTCGAGTTATTTACCAAATACCGTCAAGTTACTGTGGGCACTGCCCGTCTTGCGGATTTCAAGGACTTGATTCGACGAGGCTTTTCAGAACAACAGATTGAAGCCGTAGTCAATTGGCTATCGGTCCATAGGGCGGGATTCGCCCCAGGGACACCGAGCCTAGTACGGAACTTCAAGGCCCTGCTAGCAGAGGCCGAACTAGACCCCGTGGCCAGCAAGCTACCTGTCAGTATCCAAGCCTATGAACTATGGGAAAGGATTGTGGACAACAGCAATAGCATCGACCCAGAGTACGTGCAAGCAGCGTTGCAGGGTTACAAAGCGTACTTCAAGGAAATTGAAGGAACTTTGTTGTACCAGTACCTACCGTCAGCCGTTTCTTTCGTGTATGATTGGTTTGTGCTAATGGCCCGGAACGGGTCACCAAGAGTCAGGAGATTCAGAGTGGATCATCCTAAGTTTGTAGAGTATCTCAGGCTCGTAAAACGAGCAAGTGAAAGGGCATGATATGAAAAAGGGCGATGCAAAAGGCGGCAAGGGATCAGGTACTAAGTCCACAGGAACCAAGTCCGCACCGAAGGGCGGCAGTGGTAAGGGTGGCAAGGGGACCAAAGGATACTGAGTAGAACAGCATCGTTTGCCGAGGGCGTATTAAATATCGGCTACCCATTCCAGTAGCTCAATTGGTAGAGCGTCGGTTCCCAAAACCGAAGGTTCCAGGTTCAAGTCCTGGCTGGTTTGCTGGGGCAGTAGCATATTGAATGCGTCCAAGAAAGGGTGAATAGCCCCTACGGAAAATACCGATTCATTACGGTGAGCCCCTCATATAATTACGTCAAATTAGGATAAGTTACGTTAATATGAGCACAGATTACTACGTCGTATGTGACAAAGACAAGATATTTTGGCACCTAGGCGTTCGATTTACGTGCGGACCTGTTTTCGGAAATGGGCGTAACGATACGGAAGGTAGAACCTTAGCTATGGATCGCATTTGCGATCACTGGCACAAGGGTCTACGGATAGTAGAAACAGATAGCCTGCCAGATGAGGATTCAGGGTACGAAGAATTGCTATTGTTTTCTGACCTTCCGCAGGAGTGATTATGGTAATCATTGTCTGGCACTGGAACCATGCAAACCTAATGGGGCCTAGGCCCCTAGAGGGTTTCTGTGTCATAGACCCGCCCACGGTCATAGTGATTAGCATGTGTGGGCACTTTGTCCATGCTGGCAAATACCACACAACCTAGAGGGTAGCTTGTAACGAATTTACCCCCTTTTTCATTACAAGAAGAGCCGCCAATGCTTACTGAATTCCTTGATAAATACGGTGCGAGATGGTCGAAGACTGACCGCTCGCACTCAAGACATGGGTGGACCCAGACCGATTGCCCTCGCTGTGGCTCTACCAAGTTCCACTGCGGTCTAAAAGACGATCTTTCCAGGTCCAATTGCTACGTCTGTGGGTCGTTTCACGTCCCTAAGCTACTAAAAGACCTGACCGATGCCCCGTGGTCGGAAATCTACAAACTGCTCGGGAACCGAGCCTATCTACCCAAGGAAGCGGATACCGCTTCTAAGGGCGTATTTATTCCGCCTACTATGCTCCAGCCGCTTGAGGCTGTACCTGCCGTAGCTGCCTATCTGAAGCAGCGTAGCTTTGATTTAGAGTACCTGGAGACGGTCTGGGGAGTCCGGGCAACCGGACCATTCAGCAATTACCCGTTCCGGGTGTTCATGCCCATCTACTTGAACCGCAAAGCGGTTAGCTGGACGGCTAGGGCCGCGTGCGGGCAAGAGCCGAGGTATCGCAACGCCGGTCCCGGCGAAAAGTCGATGGACGAAAAAACTTTGCTTTTCGGGGCACAGTTCGTCAAGGATACGTGTATCATTTGCGAGGGGCCTACGGATGTGTTCCGGGTAGGTAAAGGTTGCGTAGCAACCCTTGGTGTGTCATACACTATGGCACAAGTGGATCGTCTCGCCAGTATATGGCGTAGGATCATCTGCTTTGACAATAGTGAAAATGCACAGCGTAGGGCAAATAAGCTAGCCGCTGAATTATCTGTATTCCCAGGAGAAACTGTTGTGGTAAATTTGGACGCAGAAGACCCAGGCTCGGCATCCGAGCAAGAGGTCCGGCAACTTAGACGCTTTGCTTTTGGGGAGAAATAGGATGGGACTGGCAGCAACAGTAGACGTTGATCCAACTGAAGGGATTGTAGACACTTTGAAAGGGCTCACCGGGAAGCGATATCGCTTCTATTGGTGCGAGTCCCTAGGAATTGTCTTGGATAGCTATTACGAGTTATCTCGACCATCCACTCGACACAAGTTCAGGATCGACGCTACTTGGGATAGACTAAACAGTAGGGACAACCGAATCCCGAAACCGGACGTTGATTTCCGTATCGTTACCGAAACGAAGCGGGCCATCAGAGAACAGATCCAGTTCAAGGGCGGCTGGTAGCTATGATTTCCTTGCAACGACCTGTCGTTTGTGCTACAATGCGAAAAGCCGGGAGTAACCACACTCCCGGCTTTTCTAACCACCAACGACTAATAGGAGTCATCATGGCTAAGTATATTGTAATCAATGGTATCCGTATTGACAAGGATTACCAAAATTTTGTTCCCGAGACTTTCGGTCGTTTAACGACCATTGGTCCTAGATTCATTCTAGGCAAGCTGACCTATCAAACTTGCCAGTGTGCTTGCGGTAACACAGCCGTAGTTATGCGACAGTGTTTAGGAAAACAGACACATTCATGTGGGTGCTTGGCCAAGGAAGTCACTAGGAATAGATCAATTACACATGGGCATGGTGTACATGGCAAGCAGCCGCCTGAATATAGAGCGTGGTCAAGTATGCACACGCGATGCTATAATCAGAAAGTAAAATCTTACCCCCACTACGGAGGAAGGGGGATAGAAGTGTGTTCAAGATGGAAAGCAGAAAACGGCGGGTACCTAAACTTCCTAGAAGACATGGGGCCGAGACCTTCTCCTAAGCATTCGGTTGACCGAATCGACGTAAACGGAGATTACTGCCCTGAAAACTGTCGATGGGCAACAGCAAAAGAACAGGCAAACAATAAACGATGCAATCGACACATAACAGCATTTGGAGAAACTAAAACAATATCGGAATGGTCTAGGGTCTATGGCGTGGGCATAACTACTATAAACCATAGAATAAACAAGGGCTGGACTCACGAACAAGCAGTGTCTCAAAGACCAAAGGGGTCAACATGCAAGTGACCCAAGTGAAAGGAACGGAAGAACAGCTAGCATTAGTAGCTCTGTGCTTAGACACCGAGGTACTATCCCGAGTTGTGGATGCTTTGCCCGAATCGCCGTTTGCTGCCAAAGTATCTAATCTGGTGTACAACTGGTGCCGAAAGCACTATGCGGAATACAAGGAAGCCCCTGGGGCGGTATCGCTTACTGCGATCTATGCCGAATGGGCGAATACCGCTGACGAGGCTACGTCCTCGCTGGTCGGTAAATTCCTTTCGTCATTGAGTCCTACGCAACTGAACCCCGACTATGCTGTCTCGCTTATAGAAAGGCTAGTTGTCCGCCATTCAGCAAAGCAACTAGCCGATAGGGTCCAAGCTGCGTTAGCCAACGGCAACGTCCAAGCTGCCACGGATACTATCAAAACATGGCAACCTCCAACATTGACTGCCGATGTTGACTACCTGGACCCCATCAATGACCCTTCTATTATTGCCCAATCCCATACAGCGGCTAATTATGAGCCTTTGATTAAGTTCAAAGAAGGGACTGCAATCAGCCGGTGGTTCGGACCTACGTTACACAGGGATGCTTTAGTAGTTCTATGCGGTGCGGATAAGTCAGGTAAGTCCAGCCACCTGACCAATCTATGCCAGAGGGCATTGCTACAGGGAAAGCGTGTCGCTTTCTTTAATCTGGGTGACTTGAGCACCGAGCAAATGCTAAAGCGATGGACTACTGGATTCGTAGGTAAGTCCGAATTTGCGGGGAAAATCAAGATTCCTACGAGCCTGAAGTACGAAAACAAAGAATTTTCTTTGGAATACTTAGAGAAGTACCAGAAGGCTGCGTATACTACTGACGAGGCAAGCGAAGCGTGGACTAAGCTAAAAGACCCGGCAGGCGAGTGCCTAATTCGTTTTATCACAAGACCAGCCCGAACCATGACAGTAGAAGATTTACACAAGACACTACTGGGATGGGCAAACAAGGGATGGGTTCCTGATGTTATTGGAATCGACTATGCCGCTTTGCTTGGGTTTAGCCGGGGCTTTGAAAAAAGCCATGAAGCGATAGAACATGCGTGGTCTAAGCTTAGGGCTATTAGCAGCGAGTTCAAGTCCCTTGTGCTTACTGCTAGTCAAGTCAACGCAGATGCTTACCACGGTAGCACCTACTGGCTAACACAATCCTCATTTACTGGTAGCAAGTCTATTTGGGCGTATGCTAACGCCTGCTTAGGGCTAAACGCGACCGTAACGGAAAGAGATCAACAGATCACAAGAATGAATTGGATAGTTTTGCGGGAGCGGAACTATCTGTCACAACTACCATCGTCTTATTTGGCTGTGGGAGGCGCACCTCCCCTTGGTCGTTTCCACCTTATTTCGGAGTTTATTTAATATGGCACAAACTACAGTGACCCAGATTTACTGGCACGAAGGCAAGAAGTATCGGCTTGCCGATCACAGGGATATTGGAAAAGAAGTGTACTTTGACGACCTTGAAGACATTAGCGAAGCTATCGGATACCCATGTCGTCAGGAACTAGAGGGCATTATCGCCGGAACTGCCCCCTACCAAGGACCGACCGATACATGGAAATACGCTTTCGTCGAACTCGAAGCACCTGTCCCCGCCGTAGTGTCGTTTAACGGCACCTTGGAAGTGGGGCAATGGTACGAGACGAACGCAGACGAGCGTTTGTATTGCAATAGCAGGACACACCATGACACCTATCCTATGGTTATGGCAAAAGAGGATGGCTGTGTGGAAACCTACATGGAAAAAGGTCTATGGATCGAAGACCATGACATGGATGACGAGGACAGTATCGCTCTGCACCTAGTAGGCTGCACCGGGTTCGATTGGCCTAAGCCGGTTCCACCGGCTCTTGCCCCTGAACCAGTAGATACTCGACCTGATCCGCCTGCTGGCTGGCGATATGTAGCAGAGGACGAGGTACTCGTCGATGGGGACCAATACATGAAAGCTATCGGAGTAGTAGATAGTGATGTACGCAGTGGCATTGGTAGCACCGTTGCCGAGCTACAAAAGCAAGGACAGGCATACTGGGCATCCTATTGGGTTGGCATCATTCGCAAGATGCAGAAGGAATTAGCCCAGTCAGCAGTCACCGAGGTCATCAATGACCTATGCAAGACAATCCACGAAAAACAAAAAGCTACAGGCTGGTGGGATGCAGCGGACAATCCGCTGGTAGTCCCAACCAAGCTAGCCCTAGTTGTGTCTGAAGTAGCCGAGGCACTAGAGGGCCACCGAAGGGGCCTCAAGGACGACAAGCTACCAGAATACGATATGATTGCGGTCGAGCTTGCCGACGTGTTGATCCGAGTGTTTGACCTCGCCGGGTTCCTTGGGATCGAGCTAGGCACGATCATGGAAGCAAAAGAGAAGTTCAATTCGTCGCGTAGCGACCACAAACCAGAGAACCGCAAAGCGGTGGCAGGTAAGAAATACTAACATGAAAACTGCAATCGTAACCCTTTTTACGTTACTGTGCATTTTGCCAGTTACAATCCAAGCCGCTGAGCGTTTCACGCTCCGTGACACCCAAGGGAGACTGCAAGGCTCCCTGGTGATTACTGGACCTAAGATCACTGTGCGAGATGCCAGCGGTCGGATCACAGGGTCAGCAGTGGTGTCCGGGAATCGTGTAACAATTAAGGACAACCAAGGCCGTCTAGGCGGCCAGTTGCCGGGAACCGGCACTAGGGGGTCTGTTTCCGGTAAGTCTAGTGTTCCTGGGAGCCGTGGAACGGCTAAGAAGTAGATTCTTGCAAGAATCAAGTAGATGTGCTACAATGCGAAAAGCCAGTGGATCGTACCCCACTGGCTTTTCTAGCCACAAACGATAGGACAGTATCATCTATGGATAAGTACATTCTAGTACATGGGATCAGAATTGCAAGTGACTACAAGGACTTTGTTCCAGAGACTTTCGGTCGTTTAACAACCCTTGGTCCTAGGTTTCGAATGGGAGTAAAAACATGGCAGGTATGCACTTGTTCTTGCGGAAACCCTGAAGCAGTAGTAATACGAGCGGACCATCTACCTAACGGCAACACTAGGAGTTGCGGATGCCTGCAACCTGGAATAGTCGGAGGTTTAGTTAGAACACATGGGCTTTCCCACATGCCCGAGTATGGCTCATGGAGCTGTATCATACATAGATGCACTAATGCTAACGATATTGGATGGAACGACTACGGCGGGAGAGGTGTTGCCGTATGCTCGGAATGGTCCGATCCTCTTACAGGATTTGAAACCTTTCTACGGGATGTCGGACCAAGGCCCTCCGCTAGGCATACCATTGATAGAAAAGATGTAAACAAAGGATATTGCCCAGAGAACTGTAAATGGGCAACGTATACGGAACAAGCTAGAAATCGCCGAAACAATACACTGCTTACGGCTTTCGGAAAGACGCAGTGTATGGTTGCATGGGCAGAGGAGACAGGCATAAACTATCCTGCTCTATGTGCCCGTCTTACTGCTGGGTGGGAGTTAGAGCGAGCCCTTACGACCCCAGTGCGATACAAAAGAAAGAACAAATGAGACCAAGTACCAAAGCTGCGCACCGATTGTTCCTAGAAGGAACCATTATGCTTGCACGAATGGAGGCTAACGGCCTCCCCGTGTGCGAGAGAAGCCTTGATAGAAACATCGAGTTACTCGATCAGTCTATCTCGGATGTTTCCAGCAAGCTGAAAAAGCACCCTGTATACATAGAACAGCGTAAGAAGTACGGCAAGGAAACCTCTCTCGGTTCCCGAGACCAGCTTGCTACGATCCTGTTCGATTGCATGAAGGTGCCAGGAGGCGTTAAATCGCCCAAGTCGGGCCGTTACGTGATGGATGAGGAAGCCGTAGATGCTATTGACAATGACTACCTAGATGACTACATCCAGTTGCAGAAGATGCACAAAATACGTGGAACGTATCTACAGGCATTTAAGCGGGACACTATCGATGGAAGATTGCGGGGATTTTTCAGTCTGCACGGAGTAAAGAGTTTCAGAGGATCTAGTGATTCACCCAATTTACAGAACCTTCCTGCCAGGAACAAAATCCTGCTTAACTTCGTTAAGGGGACCATAGTTCCCCCTAAAGACCATGTACTGGTCGAAATCGACTTTAAGAATCTTGAAGTCTTTATTGCATGTAGCTACCACAAGGACGCCACTATGGTACGCTATTTGGACACAGATTACGATATGCACATGGACATAGCCCGCCAGACGTTCATGTTCGGCGACGAGTTCATCAAAGAGAACCCCAAGAAAGCAAAGGAACTACGGCAATCCGCGAAAGGATTTTCCTTTTCTTTGGCGTACGGGGACTACTACCGTAACATAGCCCTGAAGATGTGGAAAGATGTCAATAAACTCGGCATGTCCGAGCAACTAGCTAGTCAAGGCATCAAGCGACTAGGACTCGACTTTGACCATAACGAGGGAGAATGGATAGAGTCCCACGGTGACGATGCCTTTGTTACCAAGATACGTGAGATGGAATCAGTATTCTGGAATGTTTTGTTCAAAGACTATGGCAAGTGGCGAAAAGATTGGTATAACCAATACCTAGCCAGAGGGTACTTTACTAATCTTACAGGATTTACTTGGGCAGGCGTGGAACGTCGCAACAGCATTATCAACTACCCGGTACAATCAACGGCATACCACGCGCTGCTCCAGTCCATGATTTGGATACAGAAAGAGATCGACCGCACCGGCATGGATTGCGAGCTAATCTGTCAGGTTCACGATAGCCTTTTGGGAATTGTCCACAAAGATCAGTTGCATGATTACGTGGGCATGTGTACCATGTACATGACCACAAAGCTACGCGAAGCGTGGCCTTGGCAGGTAATTACGTTGAAGGTTGAAACTGAAGTCTCACCAGTGTCATGGGCCGACAAAACCGCTTACACAGGAAACGAAAGCTAATGCAACTACCCCCAATGGTCGGCTTCGCCGGACCCCAAGGCTCAGGCAAAGACACTTGTGGCGAGATACTCGCCCTAGCCTACGACTACATCCAAATGGCTTTTGCCAACCCAGTCCGTGCCGGACTCTATGTTCTGAACCCTCTGATTGAACTAGACAATGGAATCGTTGCACGATTACAGACGGTCGTAGATCAGATCGGCTGGGATTCCGCGAAGCGGAATAGCAAGGACTTACGGGGTCTGATGCAACGCTTCGGAACCGAAGCCGGGCGAGACCTGCATGGGTACAATTGCTGGGTGAACATTGCCGAGCGGGCTACTAAAGCAAACAGAAACTTTACGTTCACCGATGTTCGGTTCCCGAACGAAGCTGACTTCATCCGATCATGCGGCGGGATCATCGTTTACATTGACCGAGACGATGTGCCGATACAGGCAGCGAATCACAAGTCCGAAGAGTACGATGTCAAGGAAGACGCAGACTTCATCATATTCAATAATGGCACTGAAACTGAGCTAGCTGCCCAATTAACCCGGATCATCAAAGCCTGGAACTTAGCATGACCTACCACATTAAATACCGACCAAGCACCTTAGCTACCGTATTCGGGCAACCACAAGCGGTTAAGCAGTTACAGGGCTTCCTAGACGCTTCCAGCGTCCCACAGGTCTTAGGCTTCTATGGTCCCCCAGGGACCGGGAAGACGACCTTAGCCCGCATCATGGCTAGGGAAGTAGGGGCGACCGCTATGTCGGTCAACGAGATCAACGTAGCCGATAAGAACGGCGTAGAGGATGTGCGGAAGCTACGGGACGATGCGGCTATGAAGCCGCTAGGGTCCAAGGTGTCTGTCTTCATCCTAGATGAAGCACATAGCTTCTCGAAGCAAGCGTTTCAGGGCCTGCTCAAGCTGTTCGAGGATACCCCGAAGCATTGCTACTTCTTTCTGTGTACCAGCCAACCGGAAAAGATCGACAAGGCAATCAAGACCCGTATTACGGGTATCGAACTTAAAGCAGTATTCGAAGCAGAATTAGTCAAGCTAATACAGAGCGTAGCTACTTGCGAAAGCATCGAATACAAGGAATACGACTTCAAAGCTATTGCTAAGGCAGCTAAAGGTTCCGCCCGGAACGCTCTGGTGTACCTGAATCAGATGCAAGCCTGCGGCTTCGATAGGTCCGTGTTAGCGGACCTTGCCAATAGCGTAGACGAGAAGCATAATGCTTTCCCCCTGTGTTCGTTGCTCATGTGGCCCAAAGCTGGCAAGTGGGGCGAAGTATACGCCCTAGTGGATGCCGTAGAAGATGAAGAACTGGAAGCAGTTCGGTGGATGTTGCTGCGGTACGCAGCCAGTTGCATGAAGGATGCGAAGAACTGCGTGCCTGCTCGCAATGTGATCGAGGGAATGGTTACACCATTCTTCGATTCTAAGAAACCAGGATTTTTAGCAAAATGTTCGACTATCTGGTCAAAGAACGGTGTATAGTTACAGCGTGACCTAATGTGTCAAGCACAACATTATAATTGGAGACCCTATGACAGAGAAACTCAACCTTACAGTAACCCGCGAAAACATCGAGAGCGTTCTACAAACGCTGCCGGATGACATCGCCCATTGGGAAGGGGTACTTGCCGATGCCTTGTACAAACAGTATATTGCAGAGCAGAAGGTCGCTTACGTGCGAGCTAAGGTCAATATCACCGTGCGACAAACACCAATCGACTTCGGGATCAGCAAGATCACGGAAGACTCGGTGAAGGTCGTAGTTGAGATCCAAGAAGAAGTTCGAACGGCTGAAGCAGAATACGCTTCCGCTCGTCTTGAAGTAAGCAATGCAAAGGCAATTTGCAGTGCTCTCGATGCCAAGCGTTCCGCTTGCAAGTACCTGAGCGAATTGTGGCTCTCGGGTAAGCTAGGTTAATTTTCTTTCCGCCTTTCTTTAGGAGTGTTCTACACTATGTCAGATATGTCCTTTGATGACATCCCCGAGGGCCGGGGTTCCGGCTCGATGTACTTTACGATTGATATTGGTCAAGGCAAAGAGCGGCTGAAGATCGACCGCGAATCCACAATGACTGCGATCATTGTCCCATATATCACAACTTGTTCACGCACCAAGAAGCCCGGCGACATGCACTTCATGCGGGATTACTTCCTCTACCGAAACCTCGGACCAGAGCAAAAGGATTCCTACTTTGATTGCGTCCAGACTTTCGGTGAGAAGTGCCCAGTCGGGGACTTTGCTAAGCAGGCAGGTGCCAAGTTGGTTCCGCAACGCAAAGCGTTGTTCAACCTCTTTGTGGTCGATATCGACGGCGTAGAGGTCAACAAGCCTTACGTGCTTGACCACTCTTTCGCCAACTTCGCAGCAGTGCTGCGTATGGCGGCTGAGAACAAGAGCAAGCGTCGAGGACAAGAGAACGCCAAGTTCTTCATGTCCCCCGACAAGGGCTCCTATGTTACTTGGTCTTGGAAGGAAGATACCTTCAACCGGAACAAGTTCTACGTCGCAGCAGACTTTGACTTCTCGCCGCACAATGGCTTTGACGGCAAGATGCCTGAACTGATTGCAGGTGCAGTCGATTTGGACAAGGCCCTGAACAAGCTACCGTATGACGAAGCGAAGGCTCGCTTCATTGACGGCTTTGTGGCGGCTCCCGCCGCACCTGCTGCGGACCCCGCAGCCAAGTCCACTCCTAAGCCTAATGCTCCCGTAGCCGATGCTGCAGTTGCCGCAGCCGTGGAAAAGGCAAAGGACGATGCTCCGTTCGATGCCGGTTGGGAATAGTCCTGCGTAGCTGGACGTACAGCCCCGCGAAAGCGGGGTTATTTTTTGTACCTAGAGAGGAATAAAATGCGACCGAAGATTGCGGCTAGTTTTAGTGGCGGCAGAACCTCTGCCGTTATGACTAAAAGATTGATAGAAAAGTATGGTGACACACATGAGATCATTATAACTTTTGCTAACACCGGATGTGAACATGCCGACACATTACGGTTTGTTGATGCCTGCGACCAGAACTGGGGTTTTAATACTGTCTGGCTGGAGGCTGAAGTGCATCCAGAGCGGGGCGAGGGCATCAGCCACAGAATCGTAGACTACGCTACAGCAGCAAGGAACGGGGAACCGTTCGCCGCTGTTATAGCCAAGTACGGGATTCCCAACATGACTAATCCCTCATGTACTTCTCGTCTGAAGACAGACGTTATGGAATCCTACCTCGCTTCGCGGGGATGGCTAAGAGGCAAGAGACTCAACTACGATACGGCAATTGGCATCCGGGCCGATGAACTTGATCGTATCTCTGTCCGCCGCAAAGAGCAAAGGTGGATTTATCCGCTAGCAGATGAGGGTTGGACCAAGCCAATGGTCATCGAGTATATGTCCCAATTTGGGTGGGATTTGAAGATACCTGAGCACTTGGGCAATTGCGTCTGGTGCTGGAAAAAGAATCATCGCAAGCTGCTCACCTTGGCCCAAGATCACCCGGAAGTTTTCAACTTCCCTAAGCGAATGGAAGAGGAATTCGGCACATTCAAAGCCGATTGTGCCGCCGGTAAAGACGGTGTTAGGCGGTTCTTCCGTAAGCACCTGACCACAGATGACATACTCCGAGAAGCAAAGGAAGGGAACTTCAAGCGATTCGATGATCCACACTTTGACTACGAAAAAGACTGGAACCAAGATTACGACCTACAAACAGGATGTTCTGAATCCTGTGAAGTTTATCCAACAGACGGGAGCTAGATAAGATGGCAAAGAAAGCAATACAGCAACTAGACGAAGCAATGGAATCCCTAGAGGCATCGGCAGTTTCACTGCCCGAGCCTAACTTGAGCCTAGGGTCCGATGTTATGGACATCCATGTCTCGGGAACCCCCGGAAAGGCCGTGTCCCCCGGCATGTTCCTATGGTTCCACGGAAACTCGGGATCAGGCAAATCCTTCCATGCTAAGTTACTTATGGCGGAAGCCGCCAACAATTCAGCCTATGATAACCACCGGCTCGTCATTTTCGACGGTGAGAATGGCTCCAACTTCGACTGCGAAGAGTTCTTCGGACAGAAGATGGCAGACAGGATCGAAGCTATGGAAGTCCCCAGCCTTGACCACCTCTATGACGCCTTGGACGCTTTAGCGTCCGAACCGTTCATTGGAATCGTAGATTCCTGGGATTCCTGGTTGCCGCACGCGGCCATTAAGAAACTGGACGATGACATCAAGAAACGGGCACAAGACAAGGATATCGATGGCTCCTATGGAATGGAGCATGGTAAGATCCACAGCAACCGGCTCCGGCAGACAGTACCCAAGCTAGTCAAAAGCAATAGCATCTTGATTGGCGTCAGCCAACACCGGGACAACGTGAACCGAGCTAATCCGTATTCGCCCAAGGACGTGGTGCCCGGAGGCCGGGCCTTAAAGTTCTGGTGCCACTTGGAACTTGAAATGGCCATAGCCGGTCAAATCAAGAAGGACATCAAGGGCAAGGAAATCCCCATCGGCGAAGAGATCCAGATTACGGTGCGAAAGAACCGTGTCAACGGTTTAAGGCTGAACTTCCGGGAGCACTTCTATCCGACCTACGGGATCGATAACATCGGCTCTACGATTGCTTGGCTACAGGAGAACAAGTACCTAGTGCCTGCCGGGGGTCGTTACACGACCGACTTTACCGGGGATAAGGGCTACTACTTAAATGCCTTCATCGAAAAGATTTTGGCAGAAAATAAGGAACCTGACCTACAGAAGCTCCTAGTTTCTGCGTACACTGATTACATGACTCATTTGGACATTTCCCTTTCGCGAAAGAAGAGGTACTAGGCTATGACAAAGACGAAAATTGAGATTGAATTGGACATACCCGAGGGCTACGAGTACGCCGGTGAGTACCGACGCATTGCCCGAGGGGAACTGTACTTGGACAACGAGCGAAATGCTTCCGTGTGGGAGTTCTCGTCTTGGACTGCTTCTCATTACGCCCTGCTCCGCAAAGCGGAGATTTGGAAGCAGTTGACGCCTGAAAAGGCGTTCGAGTTTATGCTGTCCCGCAAGGAGGTGACACTTAGACACCATTGCTGGAAGGGCACCAACAGAACGCACAAGAATACGCTAAATAGGATTTTCCACAATGGACACACGCTTTGTGTTCAATTGGAAGTAGAGGCATTTATCAGCTACGTCGAGTATCTGGAGCAAGATGCCTGATGTTAAACCCAATGACAGACGCTTTCGCGTCCATGATCCTGACAGGTATAGTCCTATTCCTATTGTACTACGCAGCAGAGGCCGTTTACACGGCCCTGTTTGGGGGCGACGATGAACCCTAATAGCTTCGTCCTGCTTGACGTTTTCAACCTCGCTCACCGAGCCCTGCATACCGTTAGCAATCTCAGGCATCCAGACAACCATGAGATGCCTACCGGCATCCTGTACCAGATAGGGCAGACTGCCGAGAAGCTACAGCATATCTATTCGACGTGGAACGTCGCTTTCTTCTTTGACAGTCGGCAAAGCCGACGCAAGGAAATCTGCCCCGAGTACAAAGCGACTCGGGAAAAGATGCGAGCAGCGGAACCCGCCGATATGCAGCAGGCTAGACAGGATATGTACGAGCAGGTCAATGCCCTACCTAAGCTATTGAAGGACATGGGATGTGTCAACATCTTTGGTCAGACGGGCTATGAGGCAGATGACCTAATCGCTTCTGCGATCCGAAACAATCCTGACAAGGATTTCGTAGTCGCGTCCCGCGACCAAGACTTGTACCAGCTATTGTCTCCCTCGGTCAAATTATTTGACCCCCAGACTAAGGCTGAGTACACGGAAGCAGATTTTTGGAAGGAATGGGAGATCCAACCTACGCAGTGGTCTAGTGTCAAGGCATGGGCTGGCTGCGTCAGCGATAATGTCATTGGGCTCAAGGGTGTAGGCGAGAAGACTGCGGTGAAGTTTCTGCGGGGGAAGTTACCGCAAGAAAGTGCTAAGTATTCTGCGTTTAGTGAGAACTTAGCTGTGTATACTAAGAACATTGAACTGGTCCGCTTGCCCCTGAAAGGGGCTATGGACGTGAAGTTAGTGGTGCAGGACACCCCTATCAAGTGGGGTGTCCTTGCGGAACATATCGGTGCTGTAACCTTTGGATGGGAGATGGAATGAAAAAGTCAGAGATTCGGCGTATCAAAGCAATCATCGGCAAGCAAAACAAGATCAAGGAAGCAGCCCGCATTAAGCGGAATATCCGCTTGCTGGGCCTACGGGAAATGCGGTTAAGTGCTGAGCAGGCGAAACGCCTGCCTAAGCTACGCAAGGGTCGCAGCCGGATTAAGGACCGGCACCTGATGCAGATGGTTTTAGGGTCGCTGAGTGACCGCTGGTTGGAGGAGTACAATGCCAGGGGTATCACCCCTGCCGATGTTGACAACATGGTTAAGGACCGCCCTGCGGTCTTGGCAAAGCTGAAAGCTTTAGGGGTAGCTGTCGAGGAGTTGCCAAATGGCTAAAGGCGGCCAGTTTGAAAGGGATACAGCCCGAGAGTTATCTTTATGGTGGAGCGACGGCAAAGCCGACGACTGGTTCTGGCGAGCCAGTCAATCTGGTGGCAGAGCCACCCAAAGGGCTAAGAAAGGAATGCGAACCCTGAACTCAGCGGGCGATTTGTGCGCCCAATGTTCTGATGGGCAGAAGCTACTGGACTTGATTACCTTTGAACTAAAGCGAGGGTATCCCAAGGTCAGCATAGCTGACGTGTTCGAAAAGAAGTCTGGAGGCTTCTATGACTTCATAGCACAAGCCGAGAAGTCTGCCAGCCTTGCCGGGACACCCGGCCATGCTGTAATCCACAAACGGGATAGGAAGGATGCTGTTATCTGGCTATCGCCCATCTACGGCTCCTACACTATCATTTCGTCCCTCGAAGCGTTCCTGTGCTACGAAAACAAAGCTTGGTTGGAAGACCTCTGGAAAACACACTATGCCGAAAAAACGACCCGCTAGGAAGCCTTTGCATGAGTTCGTGCGGTATTCAACTGCGTTCCCTGCCCAGGCCAGAATCCTGGCCAACTTCGACAAGAGACATAACCCCTCCCCGATGTCACTTCGGGAGTGGAAATGGACCTTAGCCGAGGAGCAGGTAGACATTCTGTGCTACGTGGCTTTGCATGGCAAACAGAATAGTGTCTGTGGCTATCTGCTAGTGGGACCGGGCTCGGCAACGAGCGTGTCCATCTTGAACGTGTTCGTGGAACCCGAACTACGGAAGTGTGGAATCGGAACCCGATTACTGCTTACCCTGCTAGGGGACTTGACCCCTGATGTATCTCGGATCAACTTCGTGGTCCCAGAGGATGATCTTGACTTGCAATTGTTCCTACGGACGGTAGGCTTTAAGGCTCGGTTGCCTTTGAAGGCGGAAGCCTTCCCTGGGCGGGCGAATGAAACGGGAATCAAGTTTACCTACAAGATTACGGAATAGTCATGCAGTTTAACCGGCAAACCCTGCTTAGGATCTTAGAGTCCTGCTCAGCAGGACTTAACACAAAAGACTCAGCGGAGCAGAGTTCCTGCTTCGTTTTCAACGAAGGCGTAGTCACGACCTACAACGGCGAGATCCTGTGCCAAGCGTTGCTCTGCAACGACGAGGGCGAGAAGCTAATGTGCCACGGTGCTTTGCCTGCAAAGCCCTTGGTCGAGACTTTAAGGAAATCGCCTGACGAAATCTTAAACGTCGTAGCCGAAGAATCGTCGATAACGATTAAGGGCACCGGACGTAAGCAACGCCTAACCATGTCCACCGATGTTCTACTCGACATTAGCGAAGTAGAGAAGCCGTCCGTGTTCACGGACCTACCTCCTGTGTTCAGTGAGGCACTAGCCTTAGCGGCGGGTATAACCGCCAAGAAGGACGATAACTTCGCCCTTAACTGCATAGCCGTAACCCCCAAAGGGTTACAGGCAACTAATAGGCATCAGGCCCTACGCTACCTAGTAGCCACGGGCAGGGATGCTGGGACCGTGCTTGTACGAGGCGAAAGCATCAAGCCGGTCACCGGACTAGGACTCGCTAAAGCGAGCTATGGGACTGAGTTCGTTTGGTTTCAGACCTACTCAGGTACACGGGTCGCTGTGCGACTACTGGATGCTGAGTACCCGAACCTATCGGAGATATTCTCTCAAGAGACTGTGGCTGAGTTCGAGATGCCTCGAACTGTAGCCGATGTAGTCCAGAGAGCTATCCCGTTCGTAGCAGAGAATGCCTCGGGCAAGATAGTCGATGTCCGCCTTGCGGACCATGTGCTTACTGTGCGTGCACAGAACGCCTACGGCGACTTCTACGAAGAGAAGCAGGTTACCTACGCCGGGAAGCCGATAGGCTTCACTATGAATCCAGAATCCTTGGCGGAGTTGCTTAGGTCCAATGGTAAGATTGAAGTAACGCCAGCGTCCTTACGGACCAAGGGCGATGGGTATTGTTTGGTCGTAAGTGCAGAAGTGGAGCTATGAAATGTTCCAGTTCTTCTCAACTGCCCCAGAATCCAAGCCTAGATCACTCCTACCGGAGTGTCAGGCTTGTGGATTACTTAGGCAATGCAACCACGGGAAACAGGCACCGATTCGAAAGGGCAAGACGGTTATCATCGTCAATGGCCCCGGCGAAGACTCCCCTAAAGGTCTTGCCAAGCAAGACAAGCTGGACGGAGTTCTCCGTCGCTTTGGTCTGTCCTCCGATGAGTTCACCCTGATCCCCGCTGCTGCTTGCCCGGTAACGGGCTCTGAGCCCAAGAATACCCCGTGGCAGCATTGCCAGCCGCTAATGATCCATGAGATCAAGAAGCTGAATCCAGAGAAGATCATAGTCTACGGGAAGCGAGCACTCGCTTCTGTGGTGCAATGGCTCTGGGGCGAGCCTGCCGGTTTACCGGATAACTGGTACGGGCGTAGGATTCCCTCTCGGGAATTGAACGCTTGGATATTCCCGGTCGGAGCTAAGGGCATCCAAGCTAATCCCAAGGTAGCCCAGATTTACTTATACAAGGGCCTTGACATGGCCCTGAAGCAAGAGGGTCGTCCCTACGACCATGTTCCGGACTACGGGAAAATGGTTAAGATTTCCTATGACGAAGACGAGATTCGGCGTATGCTGGCTAAAGCCAGCCAGTCGCCCCTGTCTGCACCTGACTATGAAACCAATTGCCTAAAGCCCGAGAAGCACCGCAGCAAGGTATATACCGCTGCGGTAGCTTGGCTAGAAGGCACTAAGATGGACTGTATCTCGTTTCCTATGACCGAGGGCGTCATGGACGCTTGGCGGTCCTATCTACTGAGCGATTCCTACAAGATTGCTGCTAACCTAAAGTTTGAGGAACGCTGGTCCAAGGTCAAATTCGGCGTGAATGTTCGTCGCTGGACTTGGGACAATGTTCTCAGTGGGCACATGTACGACCCACAGCCCGGCGTAGCGGGCCTAAAGTTCCAAGCTTTCCGAGACCTCGGGCAGCGGTACTTCGCTGGTGAGGTCGATAAGCACTTTGAAAACTCGGACGAAGGGGGATATAATTCCATCCATTTGGCCGATAAGCGTGCGTTGCTGACGTATAATGCCTATGACTCTTTGGCTGAGTTGGACTTGGGGATCATGCAGATGTATACGTCAGGGGTCCGCTCGGACCTATGGACGGATAGTTTGCCGTTGCGGAAATACTATCAACTTGGGGAGTGGGTATGAACAAGAAACCAGATGAACTGTACGAAATCGTCAGTCTCCGTCCTACGGAGATAGAGACACTACGACCAATTCGGCATGTAGCCTACAAGCACAGCAAAGAGTCTTGTGATGAATACGTTGCTTGGCTCAATGCGACCCAATACAAGCGTGGAACAGTTGAGGAGGTCACCCATTACCTTAGAGCAGGTTCCCCGCTCACCCCGTCTATGGACCGTGAAACGGCCCTAGGGTATCTGAACCTATACTTAAAGTGCACAGGCGTCCTATCTAGCGGTATCCGCTACCCAGATGAACTGAAGTATGTTCGATGGCTACAGGTGTTCGGTAGCACCGCAGGCCCCTTTGGGGGCATTGGTGGGCAGATGATGACCGAGTTCCTGATGGAAGCTTGGGCATGGGACATATTTGCTGTGGTGTTTTGCAGCGGCAAGAAGATAAAAGTGACCGATAGCTTCAGAATGGAGGCTAGGTACTAATGGATAAACCAGTATCCACTAAGCACTACAATCCACAGGAAGTGCCAACCCGCTATCCTTTAGAGCTAACCGAGAACGGGCACATTTGCCTATGGGACGAAGCAGGAAAGTACAAGTGGACTATCGCTATGTTTGTTCCTGACCGCGAAGGCGGTTTCGAACTCCAGTTCGTCGGGGACCGACCTTTAGATAAACGAGTCAAGTGGAAACACTTGCGAAAGATTGTGAAACAATACCATGAAACGGCTAAGGGTAAAGAATGATCCAAGAAATCCGCCTAGAGAACTTCCAAGCCCATCGCCAATTACGTCTCGCCCTGTCCCCAGGGCTTAACGTAATCGTAGGGCCTACAGATCGCGGGAAATCCGCGATAATCAGAGCCATCAAATGGCTAGCTTTGCATGAATCTCAAGACGGGATCATTACCCACGGCGAAACCTCGGTCAAGGTCGGTGTAAAAACCGACGAGGGACCAATCGTTCGCTTCCGCGACAAAAAGAAGTACGGCTACAAACTCGGCCAAGCCGAGTACCTAGCCTGCGGGAAAGAGCAGCCCAAGGACGTGCAAGCACGTCATAATCTATCCGAGATCAATTTCCAAGGGCAGCATGACCCCCACTTCTTGCTTAGCTTGACTCCAGGGCAAGCTGCCAAAGAGATCAACAAGATTGTGGCTCTGGACGACATTGATGTCGCTTTGACTTGGATCAAGACCCGAGAGATTCGCAGCAACACCGAGATCGAACTATCGGAATCCCGATGCTCTGATTTAGGGGTGCAAATTCTAACCTTCAGTGACCTAGATAATCGCCTTGCGATTCTGCGGTCGGTGGAAGCTATTGTAATCAATGGCGAGATCATGGCTAAGATGTCTTCGGACATCAACAAGATTGTGGAGGAATGCCGCAGCCTGGGAGAGCGGATGGTAGCTGTGAATGCAAAAGAGATTGCTGGGCAACGGTATTTAGCAGCCGTTTCACGGCTAACAGAAATTCGGGCTTCAAAACAGGCCCTAGGAAGCGTTTTGATTGATTATAGGGCTTCTGAGTCGCTCCCGCGACTGGATGCGTTAGCGGCCTCGCTAGAGGCCCTGGTGACGATGAAGCGAAATCGCGTCGATTTTGTGACTACTGTAGCTGAATTAGTTAAAGTAATGTTGGATATTGATTCCGTTTCTTCGGAAATTCCGAAGCTATTGGGCAGAGCCGAGTGTATAGTTACTGCAACAAGGGACCGTAAGACGGTCTTGGTTAAAATGATCAACAATCTCAAGGAACTGCGTCAGCAGTTTGTAGGGGTTGATTCAGAGATCAAGGCCGTGGAAACGGCCAAGGAAGCTATGGGGCAGTTCTGCCCTACATGCGGGAAACTATTGGAGAAAGATCAGTGAAGCAACCCATCCTAATCACCAGTAGTGACTGGCACCTACGGACTACTATGCCCTGTTCCAGGGCGGAGAAGTCTTGGTTCGATGTAATGGACCAACGGATCAACCAGCTAAAGGCTGCGTATCCGGATGTCCCTATTGCGGTCGCAGGCGACCTATTTGATCGTCCCGATCCTCCGGCTTCCCTAGTCTCATGGGCGATTTCATCGCTCAAGGGCATGAAGTTGTACTGCATACCAGGACAACATGATCTGGCGTCGCACCAGTATTCGGCTAGACACCACGGAGCCTATGGGGCCTTGATAAAGGCCGGAATCATCGAGGATCTCGATGCCGGGCAATGGAAAACTATGGGCACGATGCGTGCCGCAGTGGCTATGTACTCACAGCCCTGGGGCAGCTACGTTATGCCCGAGACTGACCCACACCAAGGCATGTTCAGGCTTTGCCTGCTCCACAAATATGTCTGGACCCATCAAGCAAATTCCTATGTCGGAGCAGACGAAGAATTCCATGTAACTAAGATGACCAATTATCTGAAGTGCTTTGATGGCGTAGCCATCGGGGACAATCATATCGCTTGGTCGATGCCCCGGCTAGTCAACCACGGCTCGCTGTTAGCGATGACCAGTGCCCAAGTGGGCCATGTGCCTAAGCTAGGGGTCGTCTACGACGACAATAGCTATGCAGCGGTCCCGTTCCCTGAACTAGAGCCCCAATGGCAGCCTACGGCTGTACAGGAAAAGGTAGACAGTATCGTAGCATCGCTCTCAGCGATGACAGTATCCGCAGCATCCTTCAGGGAAACCCTAGAGATGCGAGCACAGCAGGCGACTCCAGCACAGCAGGTAATCTACCATGACCTTCTTGAACACATGCAAAAGCGTGATTAAGTGTCGCCAGTGTGGCGAGGTACTCGCCACTGGTCCCGCTTACTGTGAAAGTACAGAGGCAGATTGTATCTATCAATTTAACGGTAAGTGTACCCTAACAGCGGAGCGTTGCTGTGGCCAAAGAACAAACATTAGCAGAATTGACCAATCAACTGCAAGACCTTCAGGGGAAACGCAACAGACTACTGGGGCAGAGAGATATGCTCCTCGAACGACTAAAGAAGGAATTCCACGTATCAACAGTGGCGGAAGCTGAAGCTAAGATCGAACAGCTTGCGGCTCAGATTTCTGAGCAAGAAGCTGAAGTCACCAAACTCAAGGCGGAATACGATGCTCTCGGAGTGGTATAAACCAGAACTCTTGGCCCAACTATCCCGCAAGCGGGATAAAGAGGCCCTAGAGGCGATGCTCGCCATCGAGACAAAGAAGTACCAGAACTTGCAGTTCGCTAAGGAAGACCTAGCCGAAGTCGCGGAAGCGACCAAGACCCTAGCTCTACAGTGCCAGATGCAAGCCAAGGCAAGCCTAGAGCAGTTTGTTACTCGATGCCTAGCGGACATTTTTCCAGAGAATCGGTATCGATTCCAATTGGCGTATGAACGTAAGCGGGATCAGAGCGAAGTTCGCTTTGTGCTTGTGGACGGTGAAGGAAACCAGTATGATCCACTCAAGTCCAACGGGGGCGGGGTAGTAGACATTATCGCCTTTGCTTTGAGACTCGCTACGCTAGTCCTATCGATGCCTAGACCGGCACAGGTGCTCATACTCGATGAACCGTTCCGGTTCCTTAGTGCAGAGCACAGGGGCCGCGTAGCGGCTTTGTTGGATTCGCTCGCTAGCGAGCTAGGGTTTCAGTTTTTGATGGTTACTCATATTCCCGAGCTTGCTCGGGGGAACGTGATGGAATTATGATACTTATTGCCTGCTTGGGAGCTTACTTCCTAGTGGCCTTTGTATCGCTATTGCCTATGTACTTTAGCCTAGATGATGCGATCCCAGACAAGTACGACCGCGCCTTGTTTAGCTACTTGGCATGTGCGGCATGGCCAGTGACTTTAAGTGTGGTTGCTGGGGCATTTGTCCTTGTACTTTTCGAATCGAGAACAAAGTAGTGGGACGTAACCAAGACTACCTACCGGAAGCGGAACGCTTCATGCCAGCCTCGAAAGAGGAAGCCTTATTGGTCTATGGGGACGACGACCCCCTAGTGTACCAAGAGGCTACTGGTAGCCTACCGGGTACATGGGAACGGATTGAGGTATACCGGCAACGGGCGGCTGCGAGGCAGCCCATATTCAACCCCCTAGATCGGAACGATCTCAGTGGTGGGGATTTGATGACTAGACAGAATCGTAAACAGATTGATCCTATTCGTAAGATTTTAAGGGAAATGAGAGACCGAAGATAATGAGTAATAAAACCCCCTTGTTCATTTGCCTCTGTGCCGTTTGGAATCACCGGCAAGAGTGGACTGAAAACCTGATGCAGTGTTTTCTTTCGCAGGATTACGAAGGCAGAGCCGAACTGTATCTGATTGACGACCGCCCCGGATACCCGTCGCAGCAAATGCGAACACTTCAAGGGTCGTCAAACGACCGAGGGATCTATCACATCACAGTCCCAGAACGGTTCCCATTCCTAATGGCTAAGTACGACTTCGGCGTTGCCGAAGCTGATATTCCGGTGTGGCACGATGCCTACGTCTGCGTCATGGACGATGACGACCTGTACCTACCGCACTTTCTCAGCGATCATGCAAAAGTTCTGGAAACAGAACCTTGGAGCTACCCAAGCAAGGTGTATAGTAGCTACGGGGGACAGTTCAGGGTTGAGGACTCCGGGGGTCGGTTTTGGGCTAGTAGTGCTTATCGCCTAGAATCGCTACGAGCGATTGGGGGCTACGGCACCTGCGTTCTGCCGATCTTTGACCAGCAGTTCCTACAGCGTATGCGAGACCAGTTCGGCGGTGCCCCAAAGGGGCCAGACCGACCAGGGTATGTGTATATGTGGGATATGTCGTTCGACGACCACTGCTCCGGTAGAATGGGTGCTCAGGATAATTCCTGGTACACAGATACACCACCCACGACCATCCCTGATGGTCCTTTGGTGCCGAGATACAATGAAATGCATGGACAGGTCATGCAGATGTACAAAGTTTTTACAGGACAAAGCCAATGAGACTAATAGTTTCCGGTTCCAGGAACACCCAGCATCGCGCAGCGATGTCCCAGGTCAAAGCTAGCTACGCCAGCTACCTAAAGCTATTCCCAGCGGCCACTACCCTGTTACAGGGTGGGGCCAGGGGGATAGATGCAGCAGCTAAAGCGTTCTTTTCGAACCTAGGGATTCCGGTGGAGAATTACCCTGCTGATTGGCTCGGCTACGGTAATGCAGCAGGCCCTAGGCGAAATCGCCAAATGGCCGAATTAGGCAACGCATTACTGGCCATCTGGGATGGAGAGTCCGGAGGATGCCGAAGCATGATTATCGAAGCCCGAAAGAAACAGCTTCCGGTGGTCGTTACACGACCCGATGCGACTGGAGTAATCTGGCTTACCTATGGCATATCCCCTGCTAGGATTGCCGAGTATCGCGGCTGGGTGCCTGGGACTATCCTTGACCGGCAAGGGGATCTGTTTAAGATAGAAGCCATCGACGGCGAAGACGTTCTAGGCTACAGGAGCAATAGTGCCGAAGTCAAGTTCGGTACGAGCTTGACTTGGCTCCCGGTGGACTGGGGTTGTACTGATGTTACTAAGTGGGTAGGGGAAGGCTAGTCTACCAAAACATAAGGCCGGGATTTCCCGGCCTTATTGGTTTACCTGTCCAATAGCTCCTTAGCTACAGACACCCTTACTGATCTTCTTTCGGGCTCGGCGGATAGACAGTTGGACCGCCATGCGGACAGCAGTGCGAACAAAGAAGTGCTCTAGCTTCCTAGCCACAGCTTGTTCATACATCCAATCAAGGATCTTTTCGATCTCGTCTTGGCAGGCATCGGGACCGATACTATCGTACCTAGCCTTCATCGCGTTACACGCGCAGGTAGGCGTGGACTCGATACCGATAGAGCTAAGGATCTTAGCAATCTCGGTGCCTACACCACAGGGATTCCCGGCATCGTCACTAACAGGCCAAGGACGGATTTCCGTCTCGGGCCGTTCTGCCTCAACACAAGAGAGCACTGTGAGCCCATAGCAGTTCTCAGCATGTACCGCTACAAACCACTGTGGGTTCGTTTTCACGAACATCTTGATAGCATGTAGCATACCGGGCTTCTGTCCGTCTTCGCCGGTATTACCGGCGTTGCCCGCACTAGAACCGCGAATAACGATGTACTTTGTAATTCGATCCCTGTACTTGTCCAAGGTCTCAGTCAAACGGGCGTGGGTATGCAACTCGTCGATGTACAGTGTGCAGAAGTCTTCATCAATGTCAGGCAATTCCCCGTCCAAAGGCTTATCGAAGATATCCACGGTCGCAAGGCGACCAGGATTAACTTCCACCGACTGGGTAATCATAGCCAATAGACTGTCTTGCTCTGCTTGATAGCTAACAAGCTTAGCCTTGCAGTCACAGGCTGCCTTGCTACAGGAGCCTTTGCAGGCTTTCCGGTTCAGTCCGGCTGCCCAGAACAACGTCGATTCTCGACGCTTAGCTAGCTCAAGCACAGAAGTCGAACGACTTCCATAGATCAGGAATGTAGACAAGTGCTCATGCAGGTCACGGGGTTGCGCAGCAACCTCGATTGCCATAGCACCCAAGTCTCCCATGTTCACAGGTAGGAACATACCGTGATTGCTTCGGACAATCGGCTTCATGTTCTCTGGATGAGTGTTAGCTGCCCATGTTTCAAACGGGTTGAAGTTGATCGGATCAGCCATGCACTTGTCCCAGACTTCCGGCTTCAGCTTGATTTCATCAATGAAGTGCTTTCGGATCGGTTCTAGGTCAAGTCCTAGCTCTTGGAACTCTAGGACGTAGTTCCGCATCTTCCCTTCACGGGAGATGGGGTAACGTGGTCCCTCTGGGCGACCGAAGCGGTGCCGCCATCCCATGAACGGGATACAGTAGGTCTTACGACCAGCCATCCGGTACTTCTCATGGATGTAGCACTCTTCCCCGCCGAAGTGCTTGTGGTGCGGGTTGAAGCCTAGCCAATGTTCCTTAGACGAGATAAACAGTCCGAGCCCTTGGGCAGGAATCTCGAAGATAGGATCTTCTGGATTAACGCCCGCTGGCTCAAAGCCTAGTTTCCGTAGGGCATGTTCATGCCCCGGCCAAGCATGATTGAACTCATAGACTACTTCGGTAGCTAGGTGCTTTCGCATCTGAATCTTGGTATGATCCTCAGATTCCTTGGCAACGTAGTATTCGCCGTCTTTCTTCCAAGTAGTAGCCCAAGTACCCCACATCTCTTGTCGCCATTCACACTCGAAGTGTGTCTGTCGCCAATTGAGAGAGTCCATAATCAATGGACCTGTAAACAGGTTCTTTCGCATCTCGGAGTCGGCAGACTCCCAAAATGCTTTGAAGTTCTTGATGGCATCTGGTTGAAGGAATACGTGGCAATCCATCACCATAACCACTTCGCCCTCGGCTATGTCAAATAGCTTTTGGCGGGTGGCAGAGGTGCCGTTATTGCCTTCCATCTCGACGTAGCGAACAGGGCAAATGCTGTCCCCGATGTTGTTGATGAGTCCCCGGAGATCGTTGGCGTGTGTTCCCCGTGGGTCGTTGTCTAGGACCACAATCTCGCAATCGGTCATGTCTTGGTACATAAGCAAGCCCATGATGGTCGAATCGACCCCATAGAAGTCTTGATATGTAGCCATGCAAATACTGTATTTAGGCATAAAGTTTCCTTGAACAGGAGAAACGAAGTTTCTATTAGCTTAGCGAATACTGCTGATTTTGCAAGCCGCTAATTATGGTGGAAGTGAACTTGTGACCAAATTCGTTGTTACGGGGCCTGATGTGGTTGTTGTGACACACCCACACACGGAGCAATCGTAGACTTCTCCGATTCCATTACAATACCATGTGTAGCCTCCAGTGCAGCCGCAATTCGTTGCCCCGCAATTTGCGCCCCCGCAAGGGGTAAATGTAGTTGTCGGTGCTGAGGTAGAGGTTGTCGGTGCCGAGGTAGTTGTTTGACACAAGCAGTTAATGCAATTAAAAACTGTTCCTGGAGGGCAGTACACAATTCCTCCCGTAGAACAACCGCAATTCTGTGCGCCACAACGGCAGGGATTGATTGTAGTTGGTGGTGAAGTTGTGGGGGGAGGTAGGGTCTGCCCGCAAGTAAGTGTAAGAGACTCGCATTCTTCCACAGGGCGGGGCAGTCCCGCAGGGTTGGGACAAGGGCAATTGAGAATGCAGCTATTGGTAACCAAAACCCAATTTAATGCCGAGTTGGCTCGATAGCGACAGGTTCTAACTCCGCAAGGGCTTCCCGTAGTAGTCGGGGTACAGCAAGCACACTCACGGTAGTCCTGTCCTCTACATCCTGTGTATGTTATCTGCCCGCATGTCGCAGGTGGTTCCGCAGGGGGTATACACTGACATTGGAAACATCCCGGATAGCTTCCAAGAATACTGCATCCCATGTTTGGGTAAAAGCCACCGTCCTCGCACTGTACGTCGGTAGTACATCCTATTGTGCGCAAATCACCCGTGAGCGTACCGCCAAGTGGTTCGTAAAACCTAACCCACGCTAACCCGGCCCTATCAGGTGGATGAATTCCTCCACGGGCATTTGTATATTGCCCTAGCCACCCGCAACTGCCTCGGCAATTCACTGCCCAGCATTTCTGTGCATCAATAGGAGGGACTGTGCTGATTGGATAGCATTGTCCGGGAGCGCAACCTGTAAGATCATTTGGTGGATAACCATAATAAAAACCGTTAGGACATCTAGGGTCTTGTAAATTGCCGCCAGGGTTCGATGTTGTAGTAGTGCCTGTTCCACAAACACATCGCTTGCCCCTACTATCGATACACTGATTAGGACCATTAGTGGTGGAAGTAGGTGGACTGTCAGGAAAGCAGGGTACGACAGGTGATCTAGTAGTTCCTGGAGTACCGTTGACTACTTCCCCGCCCCTAACGCACGCTGTAAGCGTGCATTCAAAAGGCAATGGGCAATAGTTTGGGCGAACGCAGCCGCACGGACCTAGTGTGGTCGTAGTGCTGGTAGTAGTGGAAGTAGTGCTTCCCCCTGGCTCTACACTAACTCGGTCTTTCTCCAATAGGGTCGGTCCCCGACCGCAATTACCACAAGCTAGACCTTCAGCCCAAATAGTGCGGAAAACGTAAACACCGTTCTCAAACGTAATACCTCTAGCAGTATTAAGCGTCGATACAGAATCATCTACGTCGTAGATCCAAAGAGGCGGGGTACGGTTCGGTCTACGGTTTCGAAGCGTTACTTCGCAATTGAACCAATTAGCCAAATATCGGGGTGCTGGCAGTCCTGGGGTGTTATCGTAAACTGCTGGATTGTTGGCTGCTCCCCATACATTTACCTGATCTGTGTATGCGAATGCAGTGAACATGGGCAACCCTTCGCTATCAGGAGCAAGTACGCAAGGGCTATCAACACAGGGCGATTCGTAAACTGTAGACAGTTTACGCCAATCGTGCTGACGATAGGGCACTGCTCCCGGAGAATAGAAATCCGCTTTAGGGTCTGAGCACTCTTGGCAAGGCTCTACATCTCCGTTGATCTTGTATGCAATCCGCCGAATGTTAGGTGGAACCGTGCCGAATATGAACGTGGCTTCCACACAAGGGTATGCTTCAGGCGGAGGAGTAGAGCCGGGTGCCGCTGTGGTCGTGGAAGTAGCTGCTGTATCTCCAATACAGGAAGACTTTAGCTCCCCAGCTACTAGGAAGCAAGGATCTCCGAGCCCGTAGCACTTGCATCCAGCCGGGCAGGATGACCCTACTTTCATTGCATAGCGGAAGCGGGTATAGGGCACAGGGACACCGTATTCGTCAGGTGCCGGAGTTGTTGATGTGTCTATGCACACTAGAAAGCAAGGAGGGGCTGCTTGGCACGGTGCCGGAGTTGTAGGTATCCCGAGCGGCGGAGCGGTGCTACCTGCTCCAGGTGCTCCGGTAGTGGGTGCCCCTGTAGTTGTAGAAGTGGTTGAACTAGCGGTGCAACCGCCCGTAGGCCACTGCCAGACGCCGTTAGCGTCAGCAGTCCAGACGCACTTACCTGCACATTGCGGAATAATAGGGCCGCTGGTAGTGCTTTGGTTGACTGCTGTATTTGCTGTGGCTCCCAGTGGACGCTCATTCGTCCAAAAGCCCTCTTTGTGCTTGTGGACCTGCACTAGGTTCATTTCACTGGTGCCATAGTGGTTCCACACCTCGACGCGAATAGGATTACCGACTGCATCTAGCAGCGGTTCCATCTTATTCGTGAAAGCATCTTTCTTGAATAGACAGCACTTGATGCCGTAGGATGTCCATTGATCTCCAACGAACTCAGCGGCAGGTAGCCCTGTTTCACAGGGCGGAAGTGCCCAGTAGGTATCCCCCTCGAAGAAAGTCTTTCGGGATACATCCCGCAATACTGTAGGGGCCGGAGCCGACCGGGCTGCTGATAGTAGACGCCTTAGCTCGTTACGGTCGCCTTCACTAAGCAGGAATTTCTTCATCGTTTGTTACCGGGAACGCGGTTATGCTAAGCAACGCGGAAGCGTTGTTCGCTTGGGCAAAGACAGGAAACGGGTATTCTACCACACTTGCTCTACGGGGTCGGATTATTCCGACTACCTGCCCGTCAGCATTAGTTAAAGTAATTGTATTGAGTTCAATGGCTTTACGCAAGTCCTCTGGAATGGTTTTAGCCGTTCTCGGCTTATCATTCGATAGGACTAGGATGACTCTACCCCATTCCAAGTGCCCAATGTTGAGCGGTGACCGCTCGCTGGGGCTGACCTTCATAGCAGTCTGGAACGGAGTTTCCGCCGCAGGGTTGATCCAGTCAAAGCCGTGGTACGCGGCCATTTGGTTCGACGGGTCGAACTCTTGGTAGGTAGCCTGAATGACAATAGTAGCTCGGTCAGAGTTTACTTCAACGGACTGGGGGTTTAGTGATACTTTTTCCATGTTATAGTGTCGCTGGTATGCCTAGTAGGAGTAAATTGCCTTGGTCCTGGACTTGTGGCTTTAGAATTGCTTGGGGATAGACGTATTCTACCAAACCATCTACAGTGTAGCCCTTAAATACCAGCCGTCGCCCATTAGCGTCTAAAGGTCCGATAGGTAGGTTTTCGCCTGTTTTCTTATCTTTTGCTTGTGAGTAGCTATTAGGGTCGTCAAACGACCCAGAACCTCCATACTCTTTAAGACCTTGGGCAGGTACTTCTATGTCAAATCCTTTAATATCAAAGTGGAACACATAGGTAGTATGGAAGTAGTAGAAACAGTTTCCGTAGACCTTACGTTCCCATCTAGCGTCAGCAAATCTAACAGTACGTGGAGGTAATCCCCATAGCTGTGCATCATTTAGCTTGTTGACTAGGTTCACATAGGTACTAAGCGGCAAGGTTGCCGAATTGAAACTAATGTTGATTGTGGGATATGAATACTGGTACTCCCTAGCTGGGCCTTCGATAGGCTCAAACGTAGGGTAAATCAATGGCTTACCGAAGCGGTCAACGCTTGCCTGCCTTTGCTCATGTACGAAGTCGCCGGAATAGTCCACGGGCTCTAATAGCGGATTCTCGACCGGGAAAGTTTGACATCTCCAAGATTGTTTAGTGGACCAATACTGCGTGATAACCCAGTGGCGGACGCCCGAGAATTCTTTATTGTCTCGGTGGGGGGCAATGTTTAGCTGGGGCGTACAGAACGCCCAGGCGTCGGTCCCTTGGGTCTCCGGCCACGCTGACGCCAAATTAAAAGGCGACCCCACTGCGAATAAGGGCCAGTTCGCCAAAATGAAGGCTATATTATCATGGGAGCTATTAGTCTCGACGTGCCAGTCAATTTCGTAGAAACGATGCCCTTCCTCATCCCGAGTAAAGCGGTGTGCGAGGGGGCCTCGCAGTGCTGGCGGGTTTGGTGCTGGGGTTGTAGTTGGTGCTGGAGTGGTTGTCATCGAGTTAGTGCTGCCTCTTCAATGCCTGTGCCCCCTTGTAGAGGACCGTTAAGTCTTGTGTTTTTCTCAATACCGCTTAGAAGGTCTTCGACCTTTTTCTGGTGCTGTTGCTTGGGGTCTGTTGCTGGTTGCGGCTTAACGCTCTCTCCGTATTCATACATGCGTACCGCATGGTCCCCTGACCCACGAATAGCATGTTCCCTGTTCCCTATATTGGCACTTCCTCCGGAACCTCCCTTACTGCCTTTACCTAGGAATTGGTTAAAGTCGATGTTGGGTTTGTCTGGAATCTCGGCTGGTTTCTCGGGTGCCTTTAGGTAGGGGGCTAGGGCCTTAGAAATACCAAAACTAGCATCACCCATGCCCAACAAGGTCTTTGTGTCCATCTTAGGTAGGTCGAACTTGAACATGGACGTATCTAATTGGGGACTGCCTCCCACTAATCCCATAGAAGCACTCTTCATGGTCTCTTCTACGCCTAGGAAGCCCTTGCCCATACCCAAGGCTTTAGCCCCCATTCGTGCTAGCGAGATCAAGGGGTTATTGGTAATGAGCATGTCATATACGAGTAGTTTCCAGTTCTCCCCAATGAACTTGAATATGTTCACAAAGTTCTCACCGAAGTTCCACATGAATCCAAGAAAATTCCCTGCGGCAGTCATGCCGTCCTGAAAGATACCGTAGAACCCACGGTCACTAGAGAATCCTTCTATAAGAACCCACAGGGCCGCGAAAGCGGCGATGACTGCTATGATAGCCAACGCCGTCCCAGAGATAGGTAAAGTCGCTAGTACCCAAGCGATAGTGGCTTTTATGCCTGATGCCATCGCCATATTCCCTAGAAATATAAATCCTCTGGCTACAGAAATTACTGCGCCTGCTGTAAAAATCAATGCCTTGAGCAAGGGACCGAATACGGTGCCTAATGAACCCATAATCCATTTAGTGTAGGCTATAGCCATTGCTAATGCGGAAAAAGCGGCTACCGCCTCTCCGATCTGTAGCCCTAACTTTACATAGCTTTCCACTACATCTTTGTTGGCCTTTACCCATTCCACTACAGCATCTAAGTACCTCTTAACTTCTTTCATTAGTGTGGCAAGGTCTCCAGCAAATACCTTGACGATCTCAATGCTTACTAGGTCCAACGTCTCAATAATCTGGCTAGCCAAACCTGTTAGGGTGTTGGATTGCTTATCCAGTAGTCCCGCAAAGTCCCCGCCTTTTGCGGTAGCTATTTTCAAGGCCGCTGTAATAATTTTGGAACTTAGCTTACCTGCCTGTTTGTTTTCTTCTAGTAACTGTGCCATCTTAGTAATTGCAGCCTCATCGGCTCCAGGTCCGGCCATTTCTTTGGCAGCTATCGAAAGTGGACTGAATCCAGCATTAAGCAACTGGTTAAGTTCCTGTTGCCTTAATTTACCCATTCTTTCTGCCTGCCCTGTACCGATAGCCAGTAGGCGTAGTTTGTTTGTGTCTCCGCCTGCTACTGCCCCCAGTAGCTTGGTTACCTCCAAGGCATGTTCTGCACTTGCCCCGTATTTCATCAAGGTAGCCGAAGCTTCCAGCACCCCTTCTAATGAGTAGGGCGACTTAATAGCAAACGCCTGTAGCTCGGCTACCGTTTTCTGCGCCTTTTCCACCGAGCCGGAAAATGCCTCCATCTGAATGGTGTAGTTCTCTACCTGTGCAAATGGGCGAATCAAACTAAGTATTCCCGCCCCCATACTTTGCAGGCTCTCTTGGTGCATATACATATCGGCACGGGCACCCATCATAGAGCCCCCACCAAAAGCTCCTCGGGCCATAGATCCCATAGAGGATACTCTTGCTTGCCTTGACGCCTTTATGGTCTGTAGGCGATTGCGTTCACGCATTCTTTGGCGACGTAGGACGCGAGCGTCCTCTGCTGCCTGCTGCCGAGCGAATTTTTCACTCGATCTTCGGATTCCTTCTATAGCATTTTGTACACCTTTACGTTGCTTAATATGCTCACGTAGATTTGCAATTGTTTGCTTGTGTACTTGTGCTTCGGTTTTGGTCTGCTTCTTACCCGCAGCACCGATATCCTTGTTCGCCTGCTTCGATGCGTCTACGACATCCTGAATAGCCTTAAGACCCCCTGAAGGGTCTCCGGTTATCTTGACGTGTATGGGAGGTAATTCGCGTTTTGGTCCGCTCATTGTGGCGTTATCCCTAGGGCAGTGAACCAAGCATTCTTGCTGGCATCTGGGTTATACTTCTCATTGGCAGGGGTAAACTTGATTAAGTGCTCCTCAAGCTTAGTTTTAGAACCGCCCATAGTACAGGCGACTAAATGGGCGATACTCGCCAAATAGTAGTCCTGCTTCTCATTTTTGCTCCGCCTGATATAAAAATAGGCTTGCCACTTTTCAAACTCGTCGATTGGCGTGTACGCCTTGACGACCTGTAACGGCAAGCCTAGTTCATGTGCTAGGTGGAACCAGAGATACTCAGAATCCGTTAGGATTTTTTTGGGTCGAGTTCCTCGTCTTCAACATCACCGGACAATCGATTCAGCTTCGCAGATTCATCGAACAAGACTTTCAGGGCCTCATCGGGCCAAGAATTGATCGTGGTCGATGGGACCGGCTTACCTTCGGCAGTTACCAAAGTCCTGCAAAGCAGGTCGATGTACTGGCCGCTGTAGTCCAAGACCTTGACCAATTCACCGTTCTTGTCCAACTCAATCTTGTTAGCCTTGACCGACCGATACTCGTCTGCTTCGGCTCCGGTCATCTGTCGGATCTTGTACTTGACTTCGACGCCTTCCTCGTTTTCGAGGGTAACGTCGATGGTCTTCGTCTTAATGCTTACTTTTAACATAGCCACTCACTCAGGGGGAAAGAATTACGGTGCTACCGTTGTGGTAGTTCCCGTTGCGTAAATCGGACCAATTTCCGCAGGCGGATTGCTGGTCGTCAGGTTGCTTGGAATCAAAATCAGAGTGGCGGTAGGTTGTTCGTTGATCGTGTGTTCGTCTGGGACGAACGACTGGACGATGGCATAAAAGGAGATGGTTGCACCATCAGGCATAGTCAAGGTGATGAAGCGATTGCTTCGCAAGATCGGCCGCACTTGCTCCCAAGCACCTGGAGCATAGTGAACCTTGACATTGACTTCCGTAGCCGTTAGCAAAGCACCACCGGCGAATGTTCGCCAGTTGGAGTTTCGCATGTTGGTTTGCTCAACGGAATCATCTGCCTGCAAGCCGATGGGGGTTACCGAGACTTCTTGGAACTTTGCGGTAATACCAGCAATCGCAATAATTGTACGGAAACCGTTTTGAAGTATTCTGTCTGACATGCTAATTTATCACCGTTACTAGGAAAGTCTGAATAAACCGCCAGCGGCGGGTCTGTGGTTCTTGGCCCATGCACCCCATTGTATTAGCTTTTGTGATACATTGCACAATTTTGCCTGCTACCGAGGTGCCGTTGACTCGTTTTAAGACATCTTCCCATAGCACAGGAAGCACGTTCGAGGCTTCTAGGTGGGAGGGGGCTCGGACTTGGATTTCTACCCCATCGTGCCCGTAATGCTCGCCCCGCATTTCGCGGTCATCAAGCTTGCCTTTTACGTCTCGGACAAGAATAGCCTTGTCAGGCTGGTCTTGCATGTGGTTGACAAATACACTGAATCCCAAGGCAGTGGCCTTGGTTAGGATTACACTGTACATTAGGTCGGCAGTGCTCCGTACCGGAGCGGGCGTCGTGGTAGTGGTAGTGGTAGTGGTCATGCGTATGCTAGCTCCTGCCAGAATAGGTCTGAGGCATCATCGATGCGATTATCCACCGCATACTCCAGGTATTTGTTCTGGTAGGGGTCGTCGTGCTGATAGACAGCATATTCAGCGGGAATCCGCTCTCGGTTTCCCTTGAAGAATCCAGAGACGGGGAACCCGAACCCTACGACCGCTACCGCGTTCCATCCAGTGCCCTCGACAAAGTAGTCCCCCGAGGCCCTCAAGGCTCCGGTGTCTATGGGTGCCATCGGCACCGCTTCGGCTAGGATGTCTCGGGCGATGGTCGGTAAAACCGACGCAAAAGCCTTGCCCTGGTCCTTGTGGTACTTCAGAAGGGCTTTCTCTAGTTGCTTAGCACCCTCTAACTTGAATTTCATCGGTGATCGTCCGGAAGTTTCCGGTCAATTTTCTCTAGGGTGCCCTGAAGCGAATTGATTGCAGAAGTGGTCTTTTTCAGATATTCTTCAACATCTGCCAAGTGCTTCAACGCAGCCTCTTTGACTGGAACTATGACGTGGGTGAACATCTTATCCATGCCTTGGATTAACACTCGGGCAAGTAGATATACGCCGTATCCTACGGCCACAAGTGTTAGAACGGCTACGCCGTTATTGAGAAGGAACTGCATTGTGGATTCTGACATTATGCCCATGCCTCGTATAAGTAGACGTTACGTGTTTTTAGCATCGGCGTAATCGCCGTTTCCATGATCTCATGTACGTCTGAGTTAGCATGGGGGTTTGCTTGGTCTATACCCGCTGTGATCTTACCTTTTTTCACTACTCCCTTTAAGGTTAATACCGACGCCGTTATTAACTCAATCTTCGTAAAGACGGGTGACCCGTCATCGGTGAATATCTGCTTACGGCAGTCGTCCCAGCGACATTTCATCTGTACTGGTGTAGCATAGGTCGGTTGACCGTATTTATCGGCCCCAGAGTATGCCCAGTAGATGAGATCGTCTTTCTGTACTGTCTTGATAATCTGCATTAGACTACAGGTTCTCCTGCCCAGAAAAACTGCTTGAGCCCTTCACCTGAAACTACTTGCGTGTTCCACTGCGAGAGTTTTCCGCTGGAATCCAACATCATAGCCATTGTGCCAAAGTGTGTGATCCCTAAGCCTTTATCTAGCTTTGTGTCATATCGCACTTGTAGGCTCTTGACCTTTTCCATGTTTACCCGAGGGTCGCTAATAGCGATTAGGTGGGCTGCCATGTACCGGGTAACAAGATCAAAGGTAGCTGTATCTAATGCTGTGCCAATGATATTGGTGAGCATGATTACGGCATCGTCGATAAACGGCTGAACCTCTGGGATTCGAGCCGTATCGAACAAAATGATTCTAGTTACTTGGTCTTCTGTTACTGCCATTATGGTTTGTAGCTAATCAAAGAGCCTTTGTGGGTTTTCTTATTGCCGTTTGCATCGTAGATGTCGTAGCGAGGATAGACGCCTCGTGCAGTAGCCGTTTCATCTACTGGATCAAGGATTTTCCAGCCTTTGGCTGCCCATCTAGGGAATACTTGCTTTTGGTCATACTTGCACCAAGAGCAAGATTCGATGGTGTACTGAATTACTGTGTTACGGAGCATAGGAGCCGCCTGCGGCTTGACTTCCTGGGTAACTTCCTGGGCGACTTCAGGGGTCACTTCGGGGGTAGCTGCCGGAGCCTGTTGTGGCTTAGTGGTTAGGTCCAATGGCGGATTGACTGGGATCGGTTTCCGATCAGGGGTCACTGGGACTGGCATAAAGTCTTTGCAACCGTAGCTGCACAGCATTAGGCAAAGTAATAGTATTCTCATAGAGCACCTTTATTAGCTTTAGATCCTGGGAAAACCCAGAAAACGTGGGAACGTGCACATTGCCACAGGCTGCTCATCGTGATTAGACCAAAACCGTCTTCGCCCCATCCCGAGCCGCCTACGCGGCCTAGGAGAGGATTCTTGGTTGGACCCCAAGAGTTTTGAATGTCAGGGTGGACTAGATCCTCACCTCCTACCCATTTACCGCTGTGGACGATCAAGGCATGGTTGCCTGGACCTCGGGACTGTTGGATGTACCCTTTGTTTAGGGACATGAACGAACGCCCTGCGTGCAGGGCTATGACGATTTGGTGGTCCCTGGCAATAGCGGAGGCAATAGCTGTCTTGAACGTGTTGTAATCGGTCACGGGGACGCGATACGCTTCGAATGTCTGATAGGTCTTGGCTGCGGTATCCGCAGCACGAAGTAGGGCTTGGCTTACCTGTCGGCGGTTATACGCCGCTAGTGGGAACTTTTGCTGTTCTCCGTTGACATCGAGCAGGACGGGGGCAACTCCGTTAAGTGTGCTGTATTCCATACCATGCACAAGCTGGGAGCCTCTATCGCTGCCCCCGTTGATATTCATGTACAGGTGGCTATCAGCAAGGGCTACATCAGTCATGCCGTCGAGTTCTCGACGATTGTGGAATGCGGCTACGATTGCGCTACTATTACATTTTCCAATTGATCCCTGATTGATGATTCGCTTAGAACGGAGACGCCGGAAGGTCTTGTACTTGTCGTTCTTCAGCGACTTCTCGATGTCCGATGCTTCTAGGAATTGGTCATCGGCGTAGACGTTAAAGCGTAGGGCATCCTTGAGATCCTTTTCGGTAGGTAGTAATAGACCTGTACCTACTTGCTCACCGTCTAGCAGGGTTAAGACTTCTGTTTCACTCATTTAAGGATGTCCTCCATGTCATTGACCCAAGGCACTACCTTGACGAGTTCTACTACTTGGTCATTCACCACCTTACCTGCGGCAAGAAAGGGTGGCTCGACCTTAGCTTTTTGTGCGGCTGCTACTACAGAGTCAACGTCATCAACGTCGAGTACCCTGAAGCCGATAAAGCCGTTGGCTTTCACGAACTCTGGGGCTTCCCGGATAGCGATAGTCTCATCGACTGTAGGGCGTTGCTTCTCATGGACGCAAAGCAACACAGTTCCGGCTAAGTCATCCTTAGCGACTGTGTTGCTGGTTGCTTGCGGCATGAAAGACGCAAGGGCGATTAAGCCCCCGCCGACTATCATAGCCAGTATTGGAGCGGTCTTGTTGCCCACGAAATTATTCCTTGGGTACAGTAACGGTAGGCTTTGCGATCTCTGCCATTACCTTAATCAAGGCGTCAACGCCTTCCTTGGAGCCCTGCGACTCCATGAAGCGTAGAACCGCTTCGACGTACTGTAGGGCCGTTGCACGGTCGGGAACCGAGGGTGCAGCCTCTTGGCCCTTCATGCTATGGTTGTGAAGTTGCTTTAGCACTTCCTCAATTACCGCATCTCGGCTTTGGTTGGCGGGTAGATATCCCTTGATTGCTCGCCAGATAGCCCATACGCCACCGGAACCAGCGACGATAGCTCCGATTACACCGATGATTGATTGGATGTCCATGTTATTCCTCGAACCGAATAGAACCTAAGTAAATGTCATCGTCGGATTCCGACGTGGTAGACAGGTTCGATGCCTGTCTATTTTTGAAGTAGGAGAAAATTGCCATCGCTACTTGAATAAACAAGGCAATCAACGCGGGGTCAATCATCTTGACCCTTGAGTCTTCCCGGACAAGCCGCTCGAACTCCACTTTGTTGCCCTGCGCTTGGGAGAACTTGTCTCTTGCTACTTGGACTGCCAGCCTCTTGTGGGGCTGGCTTAAACGCTTCTTACGTCCGAACATAGTTATTTCACCACGTATTCAAACTTTTCTTTTCCGTGTAGTGTAACTAGGTCGTCATCCGATTCGACCAAATCGCCCTTTACTAGGCGGACTTCATCAGAGACCGAATGCTTGCCAGCAAGGAGACGAAACGTGTGTTTCTTCTTCGCTGTGGCTTTGGCTTCGGTGGTGGATACAACGGGATCTTTTGCTTCTGTAGCTGTGGAAACGGTGGTATCTTCAGCAGATTTTTCAGTTTTTGCCATAATCTTTTCACATTGCACCCGTGTCAAGGAAATACCGCCCATCTCGGGGTGAATCGAGATGGGCGGTATGGCGGAGAGGATCAGTTAATCGGCAAGGCCGATTCTACTAAACAGTTGTCGCGTTGCCGGTGAAGTGAACGATACCGCTTTGGCCGCTTTGATCGGAGCGGAAGATCGGGGTCATCATCATCATAACGCGGAAGTGAACAGACTCACCACCGTCAGTGTTCCACTGAACGACTCGCATGTCCATGCCCATGAGCAAGGAAGCAGTCATCTGATCTCGTTGTACGAGCAACAGTTGGTTACCGCTAAGGTAATCAAGTTGTTGTATGTTGGAGATCAAGCTGATCTGACGTAGTTTTTCCATTACGGAGCCACCAGCATAGTTCTGGCTGAAAATCCGGTTCATTGGAACCATCATGCCAGTGCTGTGGTACAAGTCGTAAGGACCAAACTGGCTGTCATCTTGGGCTGCCTTAATCATGGTGAGCACGCTGTTGTACAGCATGTCAGGAGTCCATCCCGAAACTGTTGGGTTCAAGAACGCTCCGGTGTTTCGACTGGGGAAGTTCGTCAAACCGTAGAGGGTTGCTCCACCGTAAGTGTAAGTACCCCAAGTTCCGAGAGCCATTTGCTCAGCGGTTTCAGCTACTCGGCGACCTGCAAGGTCGAGCAAGTGAACTGGAAGCCGTTGGCCCGTCTTACGGGCGATGGCGATTTCCCGAGCTTCGAGGTAGAACTCTTTGTGGATGATTGGCAATGGAACGCTAACCAAATCGACCGTGCTACGGTCATTGGTTCCCTTGGTCTTTGGCGACATGCTGACGGATGCTCCGTCGATGTCGCTAACTCGTTCGTACTGATAGAGCGAGTGGCTGTAAGCTTCTGGGAAGTTCACAACCAAACCAGCAGCACGCATCGAGTTGATGAGTTGCAAGCGAGGCTTGGCAATCTCAACCAATCGGCGATCCAAAAATTCCCATTCATTCTTGCGGAGGACTGCTCCAGCATTGCTAACTTGGACCGTGTATTCACGGTTCCCGTTCGCATCGTACTTTCCATTCCATACGGGAACGTAGGAACGTCCGTCGTCATGGATGAAAGGTCGTTTGGTCATGTAATCCGCATTTGGATTGGCCATGACTGCTGCAACCGAACCGCTTGTCTCGAAGCCGTTCCCGGTGTGCTGCATGTAATCTACTTGGACATCACTCATAATACTTCGTTTTTCCTGTGGATTAAGCGATTCGGACAAGGATAAGTTGCTCGCCCGAAGCGGTCAGAGCTTCTTCAGCGAATGCGACGACTTTGAGGGGAGACCCCGTTGTAACAATCAGTTGTCCCGCGTTGTTGAAGATCAACTGGGAACCAAGAACGGTTACCGTTCCGCTAGGCACGCGAGCGTATCGCAGGGAACCGGCAGGAGGAAACTCGGCAACAGCCATGTCACCTACGGCATAAACTTGGTCTGTACCACCCACACTTCCACTGCCTCGGTGCTTGTCTTCCAAGACCAGGAGCGTTGCTACGTCGACACCTTGGGTGCCGACTACAGCAAACGCATTGGACGAGTTGACAGTAACAAAGTGTCCGGGCTTAATGGTGGAAGCAGATGCTGTTGCTCGCTCCATCTGGACGCCGACGTGACCGTCTTTAATAATCGTATTTGCTAGAGCAGTTGTCATGCTTAGTTGGCCTCAACAGAAAAAGTAGGGATTGGGAGAGGGGGAAGAACCTTGGAGGTATCGACCTTGCCTTGGTTGCCGACAAATGCCTCACCTGCATACACAGGATTCGTTGGGGCCTTGGGCGTAGCTTGACTTGCGAAGACAGCGGCCATCTTGGTCAACCAAGAAGTAGGCTGAGTTGCGAGTTCGTCCTTGGTGAACGAATCCTTGCCGTTGGCAACGATCTGTTCGATCAGGCTTTCGCGGGTCTTGACTGCAATGTCAACAGCGTCTTTGATTTGGTTCTTGACGCCTTCAGCGGCGTAAGATAGTAGCTCGTCAACCGAGTTACATACAATTTTCTCTGCTTGGGTCGCCGGGGCGACTGGTGCAACAGGAGTTGGCTGTAAAGCCTTCTCAAAAGCCTTGAACTGCTCGTCACTCATGTTGGCAACGAACTCGGAGTGTTCTTGGCCTAGCTTTGCAATTAGGTCTTTTCTTTCCATGTTCTCTTTCGTGTTCTGTACTTGGTACGTTACCTTGCGAGTAACTGGCATCAGTTCTCCTAATAATGTAACAGAATCATTTTCCATTGCATAATTTTGCTTGTAGTGGGCGGTTTCGCCGCCTGTTTGGACGCAGAAGACGCAGTAGGAGGGGTAAACCGCCTCGACGTACACATAGGTAGAAGGCTCATTTTCCCTGTACACTTCATAGGCTTCATAGACTGCGGTGCGTACCTTGTCTAACAAAGCTGTGAGTTCCTGTGCATTACCGACGAGGAGCGGGAACTGCTCAGGTCGGGACTTATCAATATCTTCTGACATATTCTCAATATCCATTTCAGCTTTGTTTACGAGTAATCCGGCACCATCTTTCAGGGAGCAAGCACCCTCACCGGACAATATGATTGCCAAGTGGTCTGGACGGAAATTGCTTGCCGTCATGGTGTACTCTTTGTTGTTGTACGATCCTGCTACCATAGAAGCATCGACAAACAATCCAGTGCTTACCTCAAGCTTTTGGTTAGCTAAGAGAGCAGCATGGATGCGGTCCCCGCCTTCTACTTGTGTAAAGCGGTCTACCTCGAACCACGCTTCAGCCTGTAGCTTCTTAGTTCTCTTGTTAAACTTGGCATTTAGCACAATACCCAGCGAGAACTTCTCAAGGCTCTCTGTGAGAGCACCAGAGACTAGCTCGCCTTTGCTATTGGTCGGGTGCTCGACAGTAATAGGCTTGTGGTTCCAAGCAGGGATCGATTTCTCGATCTCTTTCTCTGTGTAGAGAATTGCTTGACCGCCCATACCTTGCCATACACCCTCCAGGATCATAGAAACTGGGGCTACTAGGTAGCTCTTACCCTTGAGGGTCTCAGTCCGTACCTTAGAACTAGCTAGGTTGGCTATCAGTTTTTCCATCATCTTCTCCTGTTTCTGTGGGTGTGAGCCAGCTACATACAGCACCAAGGATGGTGGGGATGTAGACTCCGTAAGACAAGTTGACATCGCCCCGTTCAATGAGGGGTAGTGTCGAATCGATAAGGTCGGCTAGTTCTGTAGTTGTGTACTCTTTTGCTGGTTCCATGCGAGTCTGGACCAAAAGGTCGCTGTCGGTCAGGTCCAAGGCAAACTGCATCGCAGTTTCCAGGTCTTCTTGTCGCAATGCTGCTGAAAGCAGCCTAGCGGCTAGGGGGTTGAAGTTGTTCATCTATTTCCTCTTGGGTTGGACTGTGTTTGCGGGGGTCTTGGACGGATCTTTCTTCTTTTGCATATTGGGCACCGAGGTCGGGATATTCCCGCCTGTAGTGCCGGTGGAACCGGCCTCTGCTCCCATCTTCAATTGCTGCAACACGACCGATAGCTCGGTCTTGTCCGCAGCCATGATTGCCTGAACCTGTTGTGCACTGTATCCCATGACTTTGCCAAGAAATTCAGGGAAAGGCATCAGGGCTTCTGCCCCTGCTGTCGCGTAGCGAGAGAGGGCTTCCGCCAAGTCTTTGGCTACCTTGGCTTGCTCGATGATGGACAGTGGTGCCATTGGGAGCCATCGAACCACATAAGGCAGGGGTTGGTCTTCCTGTGGGACCGGAGCCGGTAAGCATCCCGTCTGGATAAGGCGGTCAATGGTCGGACGGATGATGTTCGGGCTAACATGCCGTTCTTTGCGTAGAGCGATTCGCTCTCTCCAAAGAATAGTGTCTTGTGGACTGTCTAGCTGTCCTTGCTGTGAGCCCATGAACGTCTGCATCGGGATTCCCCGATTCATTGCCATGAGCATCAGAATGTTCTTAGTGTGGTTGGTCGGGTCCACGACCTGTGGGACAATGGAGTTAACTTTGACGCCAACCATCGTAATATACCGCTGGAGACCCTCGGCGTATGCCTTAACGTCTTCGCGTAAGGTAGCCTTGTCTTCGTCCGAGAATTCACCCGCTTTCGGGTCCACCTCGAAGGAAAGTCCAGGGAAAGCACCCTTCCAGTACATCTCACCCGAGCCGCCGACCACCTTACGGAGGTCCAATAGGCGGTTGAAAACCGCTTCTAGCCTCGGCAAGCCGAAGAAATCGGACTCCATTCGGTTGTCCGCAACGTGAACTACCCGCGTCCAATGGACCCTATGGTCCGATGCGAGCGTAGATTGGGCGGTCGTTGTCTCGCCCGAGGGATACTCTTGAAACGTGAGATTGTAGTATTTCGGCTGCCCGTTACGCGGGCTACGGCGGTCTGACTCGTACTCGGAAACTGTCGCAGATGCTTCGCTGAATACACGGTAGTACAGTACCTTTGCTGTTCCACGAGTTTCGGTAGGACCGTTTTCATCGTAACCGGGAGCCGGTTGGTCAAACTCTAGTCCGTCATCAAAGCCTAGAAACATAACACCGAAGCTGCCGATACCGCTAATGCGGTCCAGTCGGTGCAAGTATGAATAGAGGTTCGACTTCTTTTCGAGGCGGTCTACCGCCTTTTCGAACTCAGTTTCTCTTTCTTCCTCGGTCTCATAGACCAAGGGAAACTCTTTCCAGCACTCATCGGGCTCCAGGTTGACTACTCGGTTACCGATCTCGTTTCGGCGGTACATATAGAGGTAGTCGGTCATCGTGATCGTGTCGGGATACCCGCACTGACGATCAATGTCCCGGTCTTCGTTCGGTCCATCTAGGACCGGAAGCCCTGAAAGGACTCGATCATAGACGTTATTGATGAACTTTAGTTGTGTTTCTAAACCGTCAAGGCCCATACCGATATTACCCCATTAGAGAAACTGATAGGGGCAATTCTAGCAGAGTTCTTGGGATGATGCTGAAATATGGGTGTATAATGGACGCAAGGAGACTACTATGAGAAAGAACAAATGGGGGATGACCCCCGCAGACGCAGCGATAACCGAAATAGTGTTTGGCACCTTGTTCAAGGTGTTTGCCTATGGTATGGCGGTGCTATTGGCACCGTTCTTCTACTTCTACTTGCTCATGTTCGTCTTGCGTATGATAAAGATGCACGTTGAGTCTGGGATTCCAGTACAGTGAGCTACTACATCTACGACAAAGACGGCAACGATCCACAGGCCGGTTACACCGGCCCCTTGTTGGAGGTTTGCGTAACGCAGTACCATCACCCAGATATTACTACCGGACAGCATACAAATGGTAAACCATACTACTTTGTGCGACTGAGTGGCACTAAAAAATGGTTTCAGGCCGACGACCGCATGTACTTACACCATATTCGAGCACTTTGGGCCGAGTTCAATGCCGAAATGCTTACTTTATTACGCCCAGTCGAATCGTCTGCCTAGTCAAGACGGTGTAAGCTAACGCTACCGCGTCCACCTGATCGTCATGGATAACGTCTGGGAAGTGCATAGCTTCCCGCGTGAAGTCATCCCATAGCTTTCCCCGGAGTGCTGTATGCACGTTTCCGAAGTTGACCTGGGTGGCAAATGCCTCTGCTCGGGCGAGTTTGCCGCCCTTTTGGACGTGTTTCTCTACGTGGACGATGAAGCCGCCTAGTCGTTTTACCGACTGTCGGACAGAATCTAGCCCCCCTGAACCACCTTCCTGCTCGAAAGTGATCTTGGTGGACTTGCCATCGGCATGTGCCGTTGCTAGGATGATACCTTCCCGCTCGTCAGTGCTCCACTGCCCCCGGATGATCGAGAGAATCCAGACTTGGTTGTCCTCGGTGAGACCGAGGAGGATACCAGTGGTGAAGTCCCCTGCCTTATCCAAGGCTGCTTTGTCCCAAGCTCTGACTTTCTTCACAAACTTGATGTTTTGGGGCACTCCTAGCTCATGCTGGACTATTCTATCGACCTTGATAGCACCTCCCGATGCCGGAATCGGCACCTGGAGGATTTGACCTGCATATCCGTAGGCATGTAGCTGGGATCTCATATCTTCAAGCACTGGTCTAGGCATCCGTACCGGATCAAAGAGACCATCGACGTAGTTTTTCCGTAGCTCTGGCGGGGTAATGTCGTCAGTTTCTTCCCCAGGTAAGCAAATCATCCGGACATTGGGCCATTCCTTGAGGATAACGGCAGTAGGATCGTTGACCGATAGCCGCTGCATGACCAAGCAACTGAAGGTTCTGGCCTTGTCCGTCTTTCGGGTTGGGATGATTTCTCGGACAAAGTGCTCCGCACTGAGCAAATCCGCTGGGGACCGAGCCTGCTTGGCGTTGATCAAATCGTCCATGACGATGATGTGGGCGTGCTTACCCACCACGTTAGAGCCTATGCCGTAGCTCATTCGCTCGCCATTCATAGTATTTGCCCATAGGGACTTGCTATTTACGTCCTGTCGCAGGCAAACATGGGGAAATAGCTTCTGGTACAAAGGGCTCTCGACTATTCGCTTCGCTTTCGAAGAGAAGTCCCAGGCCAAGTCGTCGTTACAGCTTACGCCCAGGAACCGAATACTCGGATCTCTGGCCCATAGCCACGGCTGGAACATGATGGAGAAGATGGTGGACTTGGACGTGCCTGGACTAATGTTGACTACTAGGTCATATTCCTTCGGCTCGCCTGCGAGCACTCGGTCGCTTGCGACCTGTAGCTCATTGCAGAGGTACGGGATGTGCCAATTACAGACCAAGGGGTCCGTAGGGCACAGAATTTTCCAGAATGTCTTGACGAAATCAAAGTACGAGTCTCTACAGAGTCGTGCCAATTCGCCATAAAAATCTAATTGCATTGCACAAATCTCATTTTGCGTTAGAATAAGGGCTACTTATCCGCCAGTATAACATAAACTAATACTACAGGCGACAAAAGACCAATGCTATCAGATCCTTTGCCCCGAGAGTTCTTGGACTCGCTTGCAAGGCAAGCCAAGTACATTGTGGACCGGACGCCGCTACGAAATCAGCGGAAGCGTCCTATCAAACGAACCTATACCCGAGTGGAGATTGCCAAATTGGAAAAAGAAGCCCATGACATCCTGAATATCAGCAAGTATGGTGCTTGTGCTAGTCTTGCCCAGAAGATGATCGACGTGGCAGCCAGCGTGGATAATGAATGGGTTGAGCTATTCCCTGTGTTTGACATGGTGGACAAACTCATCAAACACCAGTATTGCTATCTGGAAGTGACTCCAGAGGGCTACTTTCTTCGGGATTCGGCTGGGGATCTTCTGTCTGGGGGGACAACACTCCGGTCTTGGCTAACATCTCACGTACAGTTATACGGTGATCGGGTAACCGAGCGGTACTCACGCGGGGAGGAGTAAGGTATTCCGCTGGGATGCTATCGGGATCAACCGGCTCGCCGGTTTTGTCGCTTAGCATCTTGGCGAGTCGCTCCCTCTCCCGGTTTTCGTCGTTCTTCCGCCATTGTTTGATGGCAGCTACACGGGCGAGACGCCCGTTTTCCTGCCTTTCGTACTTGATATGGTCCCGTTCAAGCAGATATTTAAGGAACGGGGCGTTCGCTCGGTCAGTACACATGGTAGCGAGAAACGCTCGGAGGCGTCCGACCGGACGGAAGGTGTAATAGGGCTTGGGGACGCCACTTCGCACAGAAATCAGGATATTTATGGTGCCCAGATTGGGCAATCTCATGTATCCTGTAGTGATAAACTGCTTGGAGAGTTCTTGCAGGACGACTTCGACGATAGCCTTAGTCTGCCCTTTGCGTAGGCCGAGTTGCTCGGCAACCGCATCGGCAATGCTCTTGGTCGATACCGTCTTTTTCTTAAATTTTGCCATTTTATTGTCTCAAAAAGGTGTATAGTTGTCTACAGAAAGGATCAACATACCATGAACTCAGATGAATTGCATGAAAACATCAATAATTTGCTGCGGGAGGCAAATTTAACGAATGTTGTAGACGCCGAGCTTGCTTGGCAAGCCTTCTTCGTGACCACTTTGGCACTAGACGGCTTTATGTCTGGCTACCAGACCACTGACACCCTGACCGCCGATAGTCCTATCCAGGACTCCTTGGCAAGAAGTTACGTGGGATTGCACTGGTTGACCCATCCCGCCTTGGCATACGGTGAAGAGGACAAAGATACTGTCCCAATGTTCTCTGATGTGCTGAGCGGGGCGGTCGCTCTGGCCGTAAGGCGGCACCAGTATGACCCATTCAACGAGGAACAGATCAAGAGTCTGGTATATTCTAGCATCGCCGCAGTATCATCGTTGGTGACATTATTGGCCGTTTCGGGCCGAGATGCTATGAGTGTTGAGAAAAAGAAAGCTGTCGGCAAGAGTATTGCCAGCGGATTGTCCGCTGCCTTGAACCGAGAGCTAGCTATGTACGATAAAGCACTGGGGGAATTGAACTAGCTATGGAAACTGTAGATGTTTTGATGAAAATGCCCAAGATCGAGGGGTACGAGTACACTGGGGAATATCGTGCTCCTACAGGTAAGGAGAATTTCTACTCCCCAGTCTATTTCCGAGTAGAGAGTGCCGATGGTCCGATGGTTCTAGCCCGAGCCATTATGCGTAAAGCCCAGGTCTGGAAGAAACTGACCTTGGAAAAGGCATTGGAGTTCGGGAAAGCCCGCAAGCGGATTACATGGCGATATGTAGGCATTGGCTGTCCTAAACCTGTCGAGTTCAGCGATACTGTCGAGTTCAGCGATACTGTCGATTACATCGACCTCAATCCAGATAGTAGCAACGTCCGCCTAGGCTACTACGGCTGGGCCTGTGCCAGCGATCTGGAATACCTAGAAGACTAGCTTGCTAGCGACTTCCCCATTAAACGCACAAAACGGCCCCATAGAGGGCCGTTTTTCGTTTTAGCTCCCAGAGGCCCACTAAAGCGTCTGGACGCTTCCTAGGCACTAATTTGGAGTTCCTATGGGATCTTAACGTAGACTGCATCTCCCCAAGTGACACCTACCCAGTCTGTTCGGACTCTCTTGAAGCCATAGGGCTGGAGAAACTCGTCGAGATCCTCGACCAGTGCCGAGCCTTCATACAGTGGTACATTGCTCACTTCGGTATAGACCACCTTAACGCTTTTCAGCGTCTCTGTGGCACCTTTAAGGACTTCTAGCTCATAGCCCTGGGTATCCATCGCCAGGAGATCAGGCGTTAGTCGGTAGCCATCTAAGGGCCAGACATCGACAACCTCTTGCTTATCGAACGTAATGCTGGGATACTGGACTGTGTGCTGGGTAGGCTTGAGCAGGCTACTGCTCTGTGCCTCATTACTGGAGACAAACATAGGTACTCCTGCCAGAGCCTGAGAGCCCAAGGCTACCTGATACAGTCGTACCCGGTCACTGTTGTTCGTCTTCCGGATTACGTCACAATTAGCCGCCAGCGGCTCGAATACGTCAATCGGATCGAACCCAGCAGCCAAGTAGTCTGGTATCTCCTCCCCATAGTGCCCACCCACATGAGCTACCGAGTGCAAGATACTCGGCACACTAAGACCTCTCAGGCCAAACTTGGCCCATAGGTCTTTGACATCATTCAGAGAGATTAGCATGACAATACCCCCTCCTAGAGGGGCTGTGTTTTAGGGGATAGGTACAGTGCTAGTCTATCCTAGCTCTAAACCTTTGCAAGATTTTGTTTTCTAAAAATTTTGGACCTAGTGCTATGTCTTGTGGGAAAAAGTACCCATTATTTCCCACAACCCGGTGGCCGCTTCGCGGCCTATCGTGCGAGGGTTCGGTCATGCGATGGACCAGTCGGCTATTGTGCAATGAGGCTATTGTGCAGTAATCCTATTGCTCCTATGGTCTATTGCTGTGTGGGCGGGCTGCCCAGTGACCGCGAAGCGGTCCAAGAGCCTAGGCACCTTTTTCAGTTTTCAGTTTTATAAAAAAATCGAGCCCAAGGCTCAGCACCCTGGCCCCTGGATCATTTGAGATTATGATCAGTAAAACTGATCCCCCTCCTCATCAGACGCCTAGGTGCCTAGAGTGTAAGCATAGTATGCCTAGTTTCTATGCTACGTCCGATAATGTTTACTATGTTCGGTTTGTTGCCTAGTAGCATAGGGCAGGGTAGCTAGGTGAGGTGCTAGCACCTCCTATAGGGCAGGGTAGCTAGGTGAGGTGCTAGCACCTCCTATAGGGCAGGGTACTGCCCTAGGGCACAATATCAATAATCCCTGTGAAATTCACTAGGTTGTCCCTATGTCAGACTCACCGTTGCACGGTGCTATAGGGCAGGGGATAGGAGGTGCTACTAGGGCACGGTGCTAGGTGAGGTGCTAGCACCTCCTATAGGGCAGGGCAGGGCAGGGTACTAGGATATTCTGGTTTATTGTGGCTAGTGCTTTATGTTGCTAGGGTAGCCACTAGCTAGGAGTTAAGGGTAGAAAGTGTACCATAGAGCGTTCACGCTCTCAAATACCAAATGTCTATTGGGGAATCTCGGAAAGTTTATTTGGGGTTTATTCTCAAGTATTCTAGGGGTATGCCCGATAATCTTGAGTAGTTGCCCTGGACTCCGAGTTGTCTCCTGTATATCTTTGTTGTGTCGAGAGAAACACGACTGCGAAAATGTTGTTGAGAGCCAGCAAGCTGGCTACTAGGGCACTAGAAACCCTAGGCTACCTTACCCAATAGAACCCCGTACACTACTCCAAAGGAAAGCGCCGAAACATGGTAACTAAGCTTGTTTTTTATTCAGACTCTCAAAACTGTTTTTCCGAGGGGCCAAACGAATCCACTCAAATATGGGTTACCGTAGTTGGCAACGATAGCCTAGGCTACACTGTATCCGCAGAAATAATCGATACACGTAGTCTAGGTTCCGACGGGTGGTATTCCTTCCTTGAGAACTATGCCTACAATCGGCAATTATTCGATAGCCTAGGCTATCCTATTCCTAGTGGAATGTCCTTTGGTACTGGTGAATACTCTTGGCGATTCGCTAGCCTAGAACTAGCTACCTTATGGTGCAAAGTATGGGCTAGTATCGGATGCGGTGCAAAATATAGTCACTCGGAACTAGTCAAGTATTGCGAAGTTTTTGGTCAGTAATTCGTTTCCGGTCGGAATTTTTGGTACCCCATTTTTGCTCACTCACTTCCTCACTTTCTTGGAGATTATCCCATGTCCAATATCCGCACAATTCCCAATATCATGGTGAATCGTATCATATCCCTAGGATATGGTGCCACTGAAAAGCTTAACCTAGTTAAGTATGTTGCCTATTGCTATCCTATGTCACCCATGGCCGATTTTATCGGCAAGGATGGCTACTATATCGGGATGCGTAGCACGGAACTAGGCAAACCAACCGAATATGTTCGTCCCATTGCCTATAGTACAGTTGATATCGCTAGGGAATCCCTAGCGATTGATACTGTACTTAACTACCTTGCATCCGATACCTACTCTTTGTGTGCTTGTTTTTCCCTGGTCTCTATTTCCCTTCATTTTTCGAAAGTCTAAACAAATGTCGAATACAACTAAAAAAATCTCAGACTATGGTATCAACTGGGCAGGTTCCCATTCCGTGAATGTCGATACCACTACGGATATCCGATATGGGGTTATTCCTCATAATGCGGTAGGTTCCGCATGGTATGATTCTAGTGAGGCACAATACGGGGAACCTGATCTGTACGATTGTGTGTGCCCTGATTGTGGGGCCACCATGGAATCGGAAAATCCGATTGCTTGGGGCGATACCCTTCATTGCGAAGAATGCGGGGAATTCGAACTAGAATTCTCAGATTGCATGGAACCTACTTCATTCACCTACGATTCGGAAGGGTATGAATGCGAACAAATTGGGGAAGTTGATATCTTTATTTCCAAGAGCCCCTACTATACACATGCCCGCTATTGTAGTCCGTGTGCTCCCGGTGCTTGTTACCTATTATCGCCATGCGATACCGATGGCCCGAAGGCTTATTGTTTCGGCCATGATTGGTTCGATAGCTACCGCCCATGCCCGTACCCTGTCTACCGGGTATCCGACAATGCCCTGGTTTATTCGCCTACTCCTATCAACCCTAATGAGGTTTGGTAGGCTAGTCTCGGAATAGCAGGGAACCGTTTCACGGTTGTATGGTTCAATTCCATACCTATTCCCTTCCGTTACACTTGTTTCTATTGTTTCCAATTTTGAGGATCAAAAATGACGATTGCTAAGCCTAACATCACAATAAAACGCCTGCGCACGGGTAACCCTTGGGATATCGCCAAAGAATTGGGAATCCAATATAGTGGCGATATAAATACAATTCGACACGGTGGTACTTACTATGAAGCCAACAATTGGGAAGCAAACGGATATTGTGAATTTGTACGCTTCCAAGAGTCTGGGGGTACTTTGTACGTTGAATTGGGGACGGTCAACCGTCCGGACGCCATGCTTCCTGCCTTAAAGTGTATCGGTATGGATGACTCGGAAGAATCCGACAATATGCTAGTGCAAATTGAAGCTTGCTTGGCATACGGCCACTATGATATCAATACTTGTCAGACTTTCGAGTCTGACAATGGCACCGACTGGGGGGATTTTCCAGAATTCCGAATCTACCAATACGCAAAACGACATATTGTTGATCTAGCTTGCAACTAACCCAATTACCTATCTTCGAAAGTATCTACCATGAAAAATCATCTACCAAAAATCCGGGCTCTACATTCCGCCATAGAAAAAACATTGTTCACCATTGAACCCATATTTACCTACAATCGACTGACGCAAGCTATCGATTTATTGGCTAGATTGGTTCATGATTATCCGGGGGAATCTGACGAATTGTGGGCAATTGGCGAATTCGGCCATTGTTCCCTAGATTCCCTGATTGTGGCAGCATATTGGCATTACTCCAATTGGCACAATGGACAATCTAGCGATAGCTATACGGCCTTAAGTGCCCTAGGCCAAGTATTCAAGCCCGGAATGACATCGGAACCGCTACGCGGTGACAATGAATACGATTGCTGCGATCAACTTAACCGAATGGCAAAACGTGCGAACGGGTTACCCGTTTATTCATTCGCTGGAATTACACTGTAACAACCAACCAACCAACCAACCAACCAACCAACCAACCAACTAGGAACCCCATACAATGTCAACCGTATTTCCGCTTCCCGTTCTTCCGTCGTCTGAAAAATCGTACAATATCGTTAACGGCACAGCCTACGATACCCGGACACCTGGAACCGTTATCCGCATCTTGGAACAATGCAGGGCAAACCATGCCCGCATCCAGATACACTATGGGGACACGGAAGCCCGGCCCGGTCAAGACTGGCACGGAGAAAATGATACCACCGGGCGCGTATCCCGTTCTACGGGAACCACCAAAATTCCTATTCTAGTTCACAATGCCCGTTCTACGGGCGGGGGCGGTATCCTAGATCGTTGCATTGTAGGAATTCGAACAACCGGCAAAAATGGCCGCTGGCTATACAAACATCCGCAATATAGGGCGAAAGTGTTTGAAGTTCACGCGGTAGATTGTTCGCGGGGCTACGTTTGCGAAGTCCGGGCAGACGGGGAACCCGTCGCACGGTTCAAAACATCACAAGCCGCGTTTCGGTATATTTCCAAAGTATCCGGCCCTTCCTAGTATTTCCCCGCTACTTGGAACCATGCCCGGTTCGATGCCGGGCTAGCGGATTCACGCCTTAACAACTGTAATTCCCAAACAACTAGGATTTTCAAAATGACGATAACCGCCATTGTCAAGGATTTATCGGACACTTACCTTGAGAAACTCAAGGCCATGCAGCCCGTCGAATTGTTCAACCAATTGCACCGGCTGAAAAATGATAATCTGAAAATTACTTTCAATATCGGAACCGGACAGTTTCGGGATGCGGTCGAACTCAACCAGTTACGGCGATTGCCTCACACGTATAGCGTGGAATGGGCAAACCGCCGTGGATATAAACTAGTCACTTTCACTTTCAAAGGAACCGCTAACTAATCATGCCAATAATTCAAAACGCCGCACTAAATTTCCTAATCTCGGAACCCCTAACCCCGGACCAAATAGCCCGTATAGCACGGGCTGAGGGTCAGAATTGGCGGGTCTCGGATTGGTTCGAAGCCCCGGAAGGGCTAGTAATTTGCATTGAAGCAAGCCCAACAACCGCATTGGAGCTTGGGATTATTGCCGAAAAATCGCGGCTGCGATTGAAGGAACTAGCGGGGAAACCCGATAAGAATAGCGGCTACAATGCACTAGCTAAGAAAATCGGAATTCTTTGCGGAATCTTGGCTCTATTGGCCTTGCCGGGGTGTAGTGTAGCCCGTAAGATTCGTGTAGATTCGGTGACGGTCGCATATAAAGACGTTGCCGTATCCGTGGCCTTGACCAAGTAACAACCAGCAAACGCAAACAACTAAGGGAATCAAAGAAAATGAGATGGATAATATGGGACTGGGCCGGTAACCGGCCTTTTGGTAACATGGAATTTGATTCATGGGAAACCGCTTGGGAATACATATACGCCAACGTAGACAGTTCCGAATTTGACCAGACCCAAAACGAAAATGATAACGTGCACCAAGAGTACTACGTTATCGAAAAAGACTAAACCCAACCCCTGCACCAAGAAAGCTAAAACAATGCTAGCCGCTCAAATCAAAACCGCATCGGACCTAAAATCGTTCGTCGAATCTTCCGGCCGTGAACCCTATTTTTTCGACCGAAAAACCATGAAATTCTTTGGCGATAGGATGAGTAATTACGGCGTGCGGAAGCCCGCACCGATAGTCACAATAGGCGGTGAAACCGTCCAGGCGTTTGAACTCTATCGACGGCGACCAGTCAAGCACGGTTTGCAAGAGTCTGCTTGGTTCAATGCTACAACTTTTGCCTGTGTATTCCCTGCCAACGATTAACCCCGATTTGCCTTTTGTTTCTTTGTTCTCAACTTTTAAGGATTTTACAATGCCAGTTTCAACCGCTTTCCCTTATTCCTGCACCCTTCCCAAAGTAGCCAAGGACGGGCAAGGCCCGACCAATGCCAAGAACTACAAAAGCGAAAAGCCTCTTTGGTACTCGCTCAAATTGCTAGCCGTCTTGCCTAGGGCGGCTGATTGGTCGCCCCGTGGCGACTATGACAACCGGGCACCGATTACCGAACTCGCCGAGCTTTGCGTATGGGGGCCGAAATCGGCCAACGGTGCCCGCGTTTGTGCCTCTATCTGGGTTCACGCTAAGGATATGTATTGCTCCGGCTATGGGCAGGCGGGCGGCTACGGCTATTGCAAGGCAAGCCATGCCGCCTATCACGCTATGGCTTCGGCGGGCATTGAGTTCAGCAAGATCCGGGCCGATAACGGTAATATCGACAAGTGGTATTTTGACGGGGCCGGAATGTCCGAAGTCGAAAAGGGCTTGCAAGCCTTGGGGCTTGCCCTTGGCTACAGTCTTGACCAGCTTTACATTGTGAGGGTCGCATAGTGTACGATTATCAAATGCAAAATCCGCCGGTAATGACGGCGGAACAAGCCCGAAAGGGCCACTACAACCCAAAGGCATTTTTCCCTGAGGAAACCTATTGCGTATGGGATACGTCAACGGGTTGCCCCGTTCAAAGTGACGCAACAGCGGGAACCGCCGAAAGGTCTTGCGGCATCCTGAACAATCACGAGATTAAGAACGGTCGCCCCGGTGGCTATCGTTGGTTTCAATTCGCGGCACCTTGCCAAACCGTCTAAATTGCCCCCAAACTATACACGGGCAAGCCCGGCCCGTGTATCCTTGGTTGCAATTCTGCAACGATCCTTGACCCTATTTTGGAGAAAATATGATGGTGAAATGTCTTAAAAGCGAAGAAATTAACGAAACTTTGACCCTATCCGAATGCTCCACAAGCAGCGACTACCGGGGAAAGTTCTGGATATGGGATGAAGTGGCTGAAATGAATCTAGCTATGGGAGCAAATACAGAACGCGAAGCGTTCGCCCAAGTCATTAGTTATTACCAAACACGGCTAAAAGACGTAACCACTGAATTACAGACCCTTAGTACAAAAGTCAATGGGTTTTTGGCTCAGTTTGCTGATGACGATGGGGACAGCTAACCCGCTTTGCTTCCCTTTATCTATCAACCCCTTTAACTTTTGGAGCTTTTACAATGTACTGCCTTTATGACACGTTTAACCGTCGTATTGTATCCCGTCACAGAACTATCGTTGCAGTTATCCGGGCGAATGTCCGAATGCAAAACCGCATCGAACGCAACAACGGAAAGGGGCATTACATCCCTACCGATTGTCGAAAGCTAGTGGACGGGGAACCCGTCAAGCTAGATCCTATGTGCGATGAACAAGCCACTTGGCTTTATCATCCAGCTAACCACGTCTAATTTACCATTTCCCCACACTTTACCACGGAGTAAATGCAATGCCTAGATTGAACCCTTTCGAACTTTGGATGGTATCCCAGCAATTGGATTATGTTAAAATCCAGGGAATTGTCGCCGTGCTGGAGAACTTGAGAGCCCAAGGCTACAACCGAGTAGCCGACGAAGTGGCCAAGCGGTACAACAACGCCTAACAACTAAGGAATACAAACAATGAATACCACCGAAAAGCTACTTGAGCAATACAATCAAATTCGCGGTCTGTTCTGCCCGGACATAGGATACACCTATTTTGCTGATATCGCTGGCGATGGTCAGAATATCCGAAAGGTCTACGTTGTAGTAAACAAAGGCGGCGGGGTCGCCGTCAGTGATCTACACGCTAGCAATTCCAAGGTCCGTTGTTCCCGTATTCGGGCAGCAATTGCGGAACACAAGACAGAACAAGCCTCCTCGGCTTGCTATAGCCCGCCAAACGCTCAAAACTGCCCCTAGGACGCGATTCGCGTCAAAAGTGGTGTAACCATACCAGGAAGCGTGCAAACGCTTCTGATGGGTCAAATTGGCCGTTTTACGGCTTATGCTCAAATTGTATCACAAATGCTACAACTACATTTTTCAAACAACTAACGAAAGCAAACAATCATGTCAATCGGAATCATTCTACTACTTTGTATCCTCGCACTTGGAAAGATCCGCTAACCATGCTACCGTGTGTTGTAGTCTGGTCCGAACACGCGGTATCGCGTGCTATAGAGCGAGAGGCGGGGAACCCGCCCAAGGATCGCATTATGCGACAAATAGAGCGGGTAGACATTGGGCAGGAGTTCCACGTCAAGGAATTCCTGTACATTTGGGTCTGTAAGCGGATTGGGATTGCTACGGCAATGATCGTTACAGTGATCCACAACGACAAAGAGAACAAGATACCTAAACAACGTCGTTTAGAGATCAAGAGAGAACGTAGACTACAGAGAAAATCAAAGGAACGAGCAAAATGGAACTAGAGAACCAAACACCCAACGTCCCATCGGACGCACCGGCGAAAGAACCCAGACCTAGCAACGAGCAAAAGGGGCTCGATGTACGGATCGAGCAATCGCTCGCTATTGGCCGCTATTTGCGGGCAGATGCCGCCTTTCGTGCGGCGGCTGATGAACACGTCAAGGCGTGTAACGCCCTCAAGGAAGCACTAGAGGACAATGCCAAGTTTGTGTGCAAAGTAGACTGGAGACACTATCTAGTCGAACAGAACATTCACGGCGGCTTTGAAATCAACGAGATTGAGATTCTGTAACAACTAGCAAATGCAAACTATGTCAGCCTCTTGACCTCTACCGCGTCTAACGCGGTGGGGGTCGGGGCTAGTAGTCCGTCTTGGTCGATTAGGTTGCTGGAAGCTAGAATCTCGAATATCTGGGATCGGACTTCTACCGGCAACTTGGACAGGTCAAGCCCTGTATTGTGCTGATGGTTGTGGTCTATTTGCCCCGTGTGTTCTACCTTAGCACTGTACTCTTTCAACAAGCGTTCTGCACCGAAGATAGTGGCTCGTTCCGAGCCCATAGCAATCAGCTTAAACAATCTCGATTCTATGAACTGTTTCTTCTGGTCCTGGACTTCGGAAATCATTTCCGCAAACTCGGGGTCGTCCGCGACCCAATTGCGGAAGGTTTTCAGTGGAATCTTGAGGGCCTTGAGGGCCGAATTGACATCGAAATGTGATTCAACTAGCCCGTAGATCAATAGCTTCTGTTGCTCTCGCTTTCCCCCCTCGCTTACGGCGAGCAAGGCGGCTTGCTTGGCATCGAGGAACGCTTCGCGGTCGGTTAGGGTGGCCCACAACTGTTTGGATTCATCAGACAAGTCGGCAAATACAGCAGGAAGCCTATCGGCTTCGGCGGCTGCAATAGCTTTTTGGAAACTGGGTTTAGTTTTCTGTAGCTCAGTAAATTGAGACTCGGATATTCCGAGTTCGGTGTAGATTGGCTTTGGATCTGATAGCCCATAACGTAGGACAAGCCGATAGGCTTGCCATATCAAATCGGTGTTAAAGCTGTCCAAATTTGACCCCAAGGTAGCTTGTATTCATTGCAAAGATTGCCTAGATGCTCAGCCACACCAGCCACATCGTACAATTGCTCGGGAGGGCTAACGCCCTCATCGCCCAATTGTACAGCAAATTGCCGATAGCCCAAGGCCCCCAAGTGCGAAACGCACGCTAGGGCACCGGATTTGAACTCAGAACACCACTCAAACGATATAAGAGGCACTAGACTGGGGCTAGGTATACCTTGCAATACGCTAAGCTCATGGCCCTCTACATCAGTCTTGATGTAATCTGGAACGCCGTAAGCGTCAATCAGATTCGAGATTGTAGTTGCTTGGCAAGTGATGGGGGAACCCCATGTGAAGCCCTTGAATCTACCTTCCATAAAGTCCCGCTCAACTGTGGATACGGTTCCTGCGGGGAATATCTGCCTAGGTTCTGTCGAATTAGAAACCAGCGATTTGACCCAAATCACTCTTGGGTCCGCTGGATACTTGTTCTCACAGAGCGGTTCCACCGCTACTACTTGATCGTAGCCAGCGGCTAGGAGTTCCTGGGTTTTGGTGCCTACGTTGGCACCTATGTCAAAGGCTAGTTTGGACGGCATCAGGTGTTTCCGGCGATTCCGGTGTTGTGGATTCTGGAGCGGCCTTAGACCGCTTAGCAAGTTCATCTACGATGACTTGTAGATTTTGGTTGGCTTGGTCCCTTGCACAAATTTGGCGGAAAGCAAGGGCTTCGAGTTCAGTAGCGGATAGGTCTGAAATGTTCATAGTTTTTGTGGGCTAGTCCTGGATTCCATCGAAATGATCTAGTTCAAATTGATAACACTGCTGGCAGTGCCCTTTGCCAAACATTGTATCAAGTATCGCAATCATTGCAAGCCAATTGCATCGGTAGGATCGACTGGACAGCATCTCGTAACGCTTCCCAAGCAGCAAAGCATTACACAAACAACTAATTGCGACGAGGACAGTGTTCATTGTGGGTAGAATGCCTCCTGTGCCGATACATCGCTCAGCACTTGAGTTCTCCGTTCCATCGTCATCATACCTAGTTGAACCATGTATCCTGTCAAGCCTTGGACTTGAGCATCGTCGAGGTCAACGTGGTAGGGTGGATCAGCTTGCTCATATTCTTCAAGCAGTTTTCTTCCACCAACGATTATTGGATCATTAGAAGAATAGAATGCTTTTGCTTCGTGAGCAGTAAATCGATTGATAAAGTAGTCTGGTGTAGTCCAGCGGTGGTTGTACTGACGAATTGCAGTTAGCTTAGTAACTTCTATTTCTAGTGCAGCTACTTTTGCTTTTTCTGCACCAATCAAATTGTTTGCTGTCTCCAAGCTAGTGTTTACAAGAGTCAATGCGTCACTCGAAGCAGCAAGTTCGGTTGTTTTGACCGACAAGTCTGATTGGACCGTTGCAAGCTCGGTCGTCTTGGTAGCTAGTGCCGTTTCTAGTGCTTGGATCTGTTCTGCTTTTGCAGCAACTAAATTCGCAGAATTGGTATTGTACTGAGCTTGGTATTCAGCACGAATCGACTGCATCCAGCTATTGAAGTGTGCTTGCTGTGCATTGTTGAGAGATAACAGAAAATCTTCATTTGTCATTATGGGTTTACCTCTACCAGAAAGTAACTAATCACGCTGGTTTCTAGTATTGATTGTGAGTTGATTGTGAATGACGCTCCAGCCGACACCGTGTACGAAAGGGATGTACCGATTGTTCCACTAGCAGTCTTACGAGTTAAATAAATTACCGTGTTAGCTGTAACCGTTGTGTTGGTAACTGTAACAGTACCGGCTACTAAAGTTGCGTTGCCTGCTTTTGCTCCTGTGCCTGTCTTTACCTGCAACCCCATGCCGACTGTCGAGCAAATTAGGTTGCCCGAAGCTGTTAGGTTGGTCAGCAGTAGGCTTCCAGAAGCGTTAGCAGTACCGTTGCCAATTTGTAACACACCAGCGGCATTACGGCTGTAAGATAAATCTTTCGTACCAAAATCTGTTCCGTCGTTTGAATACGCGACAAGCCAAGTATTGCGTGCGTTGATGCCCCCGCCGAAGTAATTAGCTTGGTTGCCGGAGTCTCGAAAGAAAGACGCACTTACTACACTTCCG